TTCCATGAATTCCATAATTCACCAGCCCAGCAGATGGGCTTACTATAGCAGAGGTGGTCTCTGATAGAATATAAGTATGTGCTGGAAAAATATTTCCGGTGGGTGATACTGAGCTTCCAGTATTTATTGATGCAACTCCCATAAGAACATGATAATCATCAGGGACAGTTGAGAAACTATAGCCTATGCTCTGAAAAGTTTCATTATATGGAAATAATGTTATCGTTGCTCCCCCATTCTCCTTTTCATATTCCATCGTAGCCGTACCTAGGCTTCCAGATTCATAGTCAAATACTTGGAACCACATCTTAGTGTTAGCGTAATATGTACTTAAGTATACAACGTCCCATCTCCACAATAATATCATGAACTTATCGAAATAAAATGGAGTTACCGACCCTACTTTTTCATATGGGAATGGTGGTGGATCAAAATTGAAATCTACTGGAATACTTATAGTTATTTCTTCCATAGAATCTGAGATATCCAGCGGGTTTGTGTCGCTAGTTAATAATATATGCTTATACATAGTAAATGTAGTACCCTCAGCCGTAATACCAAAAAAAGCACCAGGAAAGATATACCTTACATATCTGTTCCTCTCCTCTCTTATTATCTCAGAAGAGCCAGAGGAACTTGCGGATTCATGCGCTGCGAGATTGGAAGAAACGAGACCTTGCGATATAATTATATCCCCAAAATTTTCTATAGTTCCATCCCACGTTGTTCTAGAAATATATATTCCTAAAGATGGACTGCTTGCTACAAAAACTAATTCGTGGTCATCTACATTATCAGCAAAGAACCACTTATATGCATCATTTGTATCTCCATTAACTATTGAATTTGCTGTATCTGGAGAATTTGCTGTTGTAGAAAAAGATACAAGTCCGGTTCCATCATAATCAGGATTTGTTCCAAAGAAAAATTCTCCTTGTGCTGGTATTCCACTTATTACTACTCTACCAAAGTTGGTGGCTACTGATACATAATCATTAATACCATCATTTTCCAAGTCAATAACCATCATCTCGTAACTTCCAGAATATGAAATGGGATATGAATAGCTGGCTCCGGTATAGGTATTGTATTCAACAATCCATCCCCTTGACCCACTAGGCATCATTATTCCTGATGAATATCCTGTATGCCCAACAAAACCAGAGTAATCTATAAAATAATCACCATAGTTGGTTCTTTGGCTATTATCTACACCGAACTTTATAGACCCAGTTATTTTATCCACAATTGTAGCTCTGGCCATTAGTCCGCTAAATGCCGTACTTGTTCCAGTACCACTACCTACGACTTCGTTCTCTATAGGAGCTGTAAGGCTTTCCAGTGGTATGTTAACCCACCCACCAGCCTCTGTAGTATAGAACTGGTCTCCACTAGAAGTTACCGCACCAAACATCCCGTTATTTATATGCATGTCTACTATTTCTAGGTTCGTTAGTCCGGCGGAGAAATCCACCCATGTATGGTCAAATCTAATGTGTTTTTTCCATATACCGTCCCCATATGTTCCAACATATACATTATCACCAAAGTCAAAGAATCCAAATAATCTAGGGCATCTCTGATCCAGAACCAGGTTTGTTTTGAGTCCGGACTTATCCATACTAACACCAAAGGTAGTTACTAATCCTCGTCCTACCCATACGTTGCTTTCGACCCTAACTACGTCACCTATATTTAAATCTCTTGCTCCCCACACAGTAATATATTTCTCTACTGTGATTCTAGCAAATTCCTTTAATATCTGAAAAGCCATAGTCAAAGCACTCTGAGTATTAGGAATGTTACTATTAGAGATTACTATTGCTCTTTGGTCTCTGCTGTCATAATTCCAAGGTGTAGTAGTTCTTAAATCTGCTCCAGCGTAGCTCATACTATATGGATCAAAAGCCCCAAGCACCAGTGCTCTATTTCTTAGCATCTTGTCGTCAGATGCTCTGGAAATGCTTAGTATGTCTTGTCTATCAAGTATCTCTGTAACGCTAGACAAGTCCGTTTCTAGAGAGCCTATGTTGGCTACTCCACTACCGCTGAAATACATATACCACCCACTCATTTGTAATAGGGTTAGTATTTGCTCATAAGCCGGAGCCAAACCTAGTTGTGTGTTGTTCGAGAGTAACTGTCCTTGTGAACTGGTACTAAAAGAATAACTGATACCAGCTTCAGCCAAGAATTTCTCAATCCAGTATCTTGTGTAGCTTGGATAATCTATTAGATAAGTATCTGGTATAAAGTAATCTACCAGCCTTTTTGACTTATCCTGGCACTCCAGAGTAATTAGTCCCTTGGGAATAGAATCCGATGCCTCAGAGACATAATAGCGAACCTTGAATTCTCCGTTCTCATATATATCCATTTCGTCCCAAGGATCGAAGGTTCTCCCTATGGTTCTAATTATTTCTATTGTTATATTTCCTATTCCTGTACATATATTATGCTCCCTGTTGTAAGATTCAACAAAGCCAGTAATATCTGTACCATTATGTTTTACCTGAATATCCATCCTTATTTCCTACCTTCTGCACTCTACACTAGTTAAATATCCTGCCTTGCTCCAGTCGTGCTGGATACTGTAAACATACCAATTTCCAGAAATACCGAGCGTTGGTATATCTATTGTAGCTATTGTTCTTGGAACAACCCCAGTCATTCCTTCCATAGTTATCGTAACTTTTTCTGTAAGTCTGTTTAGTATTTCTAAATTATAGTTACATGATTGTTGCGCCATAGATTGAGAGTCTATAACTCCTGGTGCTGCAACTACCACGGTTCTATAGAAGCCAGCAGGTAAGTATGGTGAAGATGCTGATGCCTCTGCATGAATGCCCCCTGTTCCATATACAATCACTTTGTTTCTCAAATCGTGGTCTGATTTCTGATATGTAACTTCTATAATATTAATTGCGTCGGCACTGAAATCATAGTCTGCTGCCTCAGCTCCCACAGGATATGGTCTTCTGTTTATTAGATGTACTACTCCACTATTGTCTGCATATAAAGTAAATGCTATAATATTAGCTAGAAAATGACAGTAATCGTAACATCCTGTTAGATTTACCTCTACTGGATTGTTAATGGCAAATGTAAAGCTTGTACTTTCCGGAGAGTAATTAGTAATTCCAGATAGCTCAAGCAAGTCCCCTATTAAATCTTCTGCACTAATATTCTGCCTAGAAAATGGATTCTCTGGGTCTGAAGAAGCAATGAAAAAATCAACAGCCCGAATTAATACGTTCGCTATAGAGATAGTGTATTCTCTTTCAGGTTCTTTGTATTCCAGATTTTTCACATAGCCTGTTATTGCTTTAAAGTTGTCCCCTACATATCCTATGTAAACTGTAACGGAATCTCCTATATCTAGAGACGTTGTTATAGCAACTACAGTCGCAGTAGATGTAGCTGATACATGACTGTCAGAATATGAAACGGAAATAATACCAGAGGTACTGGTACATGTTGCATACAGTTTATTAGCCATAAGATTAAACCGGATATAGCTCCACATCAAATATATATACAGGGGAGTCCGTTGCCAAATCAGGTCTCATTGTTTGGCATATGTTTGGTATTCTTTTGTAGGCTATCTTTTTAACTAAGTAGCTTCCCATAGAACCCTCCGGACTCACCAATGCATAGCTTAATCCAGTAGTGGGTAGAGCAAGCAAAGCATCTCTATCAGTATCTCCTACTACAATAGCATTGATAGTATTTACTCTACTATCGTAGCCAAAAATCTGTATAACTGTCCCACCAGATATTGGTTGTAGCCTTGGGAGTATCTGAGAAGCCTCAGCATTAGATTCTTGTACAAATATTCGTATTGAGTTGATAGTCCAAGCCATTATCCACTCTCCAGATATAAAATTGCGTTATTAAGGATTTCTCTGTTTTCGTAGGATTGTCCAATAACGCTATTACAGTTTTGACATAACAACCCCCTAACCTTTCCGGTTTTGTGATTATGGTCTACATGCAGCTTCTTTCTAAGCTCAGATTGATGTTTTCCGCATATGGCACAACACCCACCCTGCTTATTAAACATCCGATTATAATCCTCTAAAGTAATTCCATAAGCTATTTTTAGATGACTCTTTCTTTGGGAATCGGGGTCTCTTTTTATTCTGGGTACTACAACTTGTCTATAATACTTTTGGCGGTATTCTCTCGCCCTTTGTTCGTTTTTATATGCCATTAGATTATATACCTCTTAGTTACGGTTCCTTGTGACTGTTCCAGTCTTAGAAGGTCTGAAGATAGATATGGAGTAATAACCGATGCCAATACTCTACCATCTACCATTAGTTGAGTATTATTATCTACTCTTAAATCAAGTCTTGCATTAACTTGTGGATTAACCTGCTGTGCAGAACTTTGTGCAGAAAACCCACCACCAGTTATCTTTTGTAATAGGCTGTTTATTATATTTAGAATTGTTCCTGACATGCCTGGCAATTCACCACCTACTGACTTTACCGCCGATTCTCTCGATCTGGAATCAGCAGACTCCGGTAGTCCTTGTGGATATTCTCTTAGCAAATGCTTATACTGGTCTTCTTTCTGGCTCTTTAGTTGGTATCTTTCCAGTACATCCTCTGCACTATATTTACCAGCAAAGAACCCATCTTTCTTCTGTGCCACTGACTCTGTATCAAACTGCCCAGAGAAGAAGCTAGTACTTTGCAATAAAGTTAGTCCAGCGCTTTGTAGTGTTGCGGCAGCCAAACTTAACTGACCGGCAGCTCCATCTAGAGCTGTAGAGTCTGCTCCAGTCGCTGCGCCAGCTAGTCCACCAGCAAGACTATCTTCAGCTTTTGGTCTATAGTAGGCGGCAGTAAGGGGAACCCAGAAAGTAGCACCTTCCGGAATATTATACATACCATCTAATTGCTTTTGCCCCAAATCAACCAACTTCTCTAGAGCTAGTTTAATAGCAAGATTATCTCCATGAAGTGTTGCTGTAACATAGTCGTTGAATATGATACCAACATCCTCTGGATTTTGTTCATACTGAGGGAAGTTTTGAGACAGGTAATTAGAGAAATAGTCCACTGTACCTTGTAAATTCCCCGCTTCCTTTGAACTCATGTCTACTTGCTGAATACCAAATGGGTTTGTCTGCTGTGATGCTAATTTGCCTTGTTCAATCAGTTGCTGCATAGCTTGCTGGAAAAATTGTGGGTCAATTTCTGAAACGGTTTCGTAGAATGTTTTACCAGAGTCTTCCACAATCTGTGCCCACTCGTCCCATGATCCCTTTAGAGCATCATACATATCATCTGGTATCTGTAAAAATCCCTGATAAAATTCATCTTGCAGTTGCTTCGCAACAGTATTTACTTGTCCGAACTCCTGCTGTGTAAGGGGCTTTGTAATATCTCCCTGTACGTTTGGAATATCAAGCCTACTCAATAGAGCTTGCTGATTAGTATCATTAATTAAGTTTGCTAGTGTTCCTCTAAGCTCGTCTAATCTCTGGGTAGCTCCCTCTGCCCCACCAAAGGCTGCTAGAGCATCTTTATTCAATGCTGGATCAGATAATAGATTTACTATCTCCTGTATCTCTCCAGAAATAGAGGTAAGTTGTGGTAACGCCTCGTCAGAACCGTATACAATAGCGTTGTTTAATACTTGGAAAGCTTCTGCTGCTGTGTCTGCATCACCAGATAAATCAGATACTCTGTCTCCAAGCGCTGTATAATATTGTAATGCTCTTACGTCAAATCCTCCAAGTGATTCAAATCTTCTACCATATTCAGCACCAGTCACTTTTCCAGAAACTCTGTCTGATGATAGCTGTCCTTTAGATGATTCCTTGATATAGTTAATAACTCCTGCAAAAGCTTCTTTGTTGTCTGCAACTAACTGAGAGAAGGCTGTTTTAGCATCTTCTGTGGTTCCACCCTTTGCAAGTCTTGCAGCCTCTGCTTCTCTAAAGGCTTTTTGTGCCTCTGGGGAGGCTTGCTGGTAAGCTAGATATTCTGGATTGAACTCTATTTGTTTTCTATCTTCAAATGCTTTTTGTATGTCTGCTCTGCCTAGTCCTATTTGTTCGAGCTGTTTTAGTGTATCTGGCCCTGCCCCGCTGAGCTGCATCTGAGCATATGCCCTCTTTAATCCACCCTCATCTTGATTAGCTATGGCTTCATTTATCTTGTCTATAAATGCTTTAGAAGTCTGTGCTGCACCGGCAGTTAGCAATCGTCCGAATCCTTCATTACCAAACCCTATAGATTCATATAGATTTATTTCTGCCTGTCTTAATGCCTCATCCAAATCATTAGGGGTATTCTCGGCACCCGGCTTTCCAAATTCAGGGGCTGTATATCCAAAGATGTCAGTCTTTCTTGCTATAGTAGCATTAACAAATGCCTCAGATACAGCAGTACCAATAGCTGCACCAACCACCGGACTTCCTGCTACTAATGCACCAATAACTCCACCACCTACTCCGCCTACGATATCTGCCGCTGCTTTTGTTCCACCAAATCTATCTTCTTTGTTAGTAGCATTTAATAGTGCTGGAATTGCAGCCATTACTAAACCTTGAATTGCTCCAGAAGATGCATTCGTCCCTAGTACATTTGTACCTACAAACTGTCTAGTTCTCTGTCCTGGAGGGGTATAACCAGTGACCTGGTTCAGTCTTTGGCTCATTTCATCAGGCTGTAGCCCCTGCCCTACTCCGAATAAAGCCTGCTGTATTCCACCCCTTCCTTGCTGCTTCAATACAAGAGATGCAGCTATAAATGCTGCTAGTGCGGGTGTAGCTTTTCCGAGAACACTAGTTAAACTATCGAACACCTTAACCAAAGAGGTCATTCCATTGACACCCTCTGTTATAATGCCTAAGAACCCTCCCTCTGTTCCCAGAGTTTGGGCTAATTCTTGAAATGCATTTCCTAGTCTAGTTAGAGATGTTTGTACAGTTTCTAGTTGTTTTGCTAGTGCTGCCTGTGCATCTCCAGATGCTCTAGCAGACTCAGCAGCAACCTCACCAACTCTACCAAAGTTTTCGATGAATGTTGCATAAGCAGCTTGTCTACGAGTTCCACCACCTAGAGCAAGTGTTAGCTTGGAGAAGGTAGTGTCATCAATTACCTTTTGTTGTCTAAGGTCTGACAATTCCTTCATAATCTCAAGGAACGGTCTCATCTGCCCTGTAGTATCTTCTACGGCTATACCTATGTTCTCTAGTGCTTCTCTTGCATTGTCTGATTGGAAACCAGCAACTATAGCTCTGGCTGTATTTGCTAGCTCTCTTCCACTTGCTACTCCGGTTTCACCGATAGCTGCCAAGATACCATTTAGCTGGTCGGTATCTATCTGAGCAGCCTCAGCAGCGTCCCCAAGTACAGCAAAGCCTGTAGCTAAGGAAGCCAAATCTACATTAGCAACTTTGGTTACTCTAACCCATTTATCAAGAAGCTCAGTACCGCCATTTAGATCACCGCCGGTTTGTCTCAAAGCAGCAGATAGAGTATCAATAGCGGAAGCTTGATCTAGCGTAGATAGCTTTGATAGTATCAGAGAATCGCTTAAAAGGTTCTGTGCTGTAGATAGTCTTTCTACTTGGTCTCCAGCACCCCCAGTGGCTCTATATGCCTGAGTAAATGCATCAATAACCCCACCAATGGATTCCCCAGCCTGCTCTGCGGAGTCTGCTGCTATTGTAAATATTCCAGACTCATCTAGGAACGAGCTACCTACGGAAATAGTAGCCTCTGCTAGCTTTGTCTGATTTTCAATCATTATTTCTGTAAGCTCTTGCAGCTTACGCATTGGCCCGTAAACGGCAGCCAAAGCTAGAGACCATTTGGTTAGTTCACCTATATCTCTGAGAACACCCTGACCGAAAGTTCTAAATTGATTTCCAATACCAGCCGTAGTTCTTCCAGCAGGAGTATTAACTAAGTCTAGTTGCTGCTGTACACCACTTCTGTCATATCTTGAAAATCTAAACTCCTCTATTCCAGCAGTACCTTTACTTCTGGCTCTCTGCAAATCATCGATAGTAAATCCATGCTCTGTTGCTATCTTAAGAACATTGGCATATCTTCTTTCAGCCTGTATTTTGCCCTTAACAGACTCTATAGCTTCTCTTTCTGCTCTTTCTCTCTCACTTAGAGTTCTCTGTATATCAGGGACACCAGAAGGTTTAAGTCCTGCTAAATAAGCTGATCTAATACTAGATTCATTGGCTCTGGTAACGGGGGGCTGGTCTTTAGGAGTGGGAATATAATTAGCCCCTGCTCCTGCTGTGCCAGCAGCACCACGCAGTTGAGAATTTAAAAGACTATCATAGGCTCTTTTTGTAGATTCAAGAGTATCTCTTAGTTCATTCAGTCTTAACTTTTGCTGTGCTAGGCTTCTATTAAACTGCTCAGAGCCGGTCTGAGAAAATACATTCTGCATACCAGCTATGGTGGTCTTTGTTATTTCCATTGACTGATTAAGTTCAGTAATGATTCCTAGCAGTCTTTGAAAGTCATATAGTGCCATTAGCTATCCTTCAACTTCATTATCTTTTATAACGAGTTGTACATTTGTTTGTGGTCTTTTCTTTGGGTCTCCGAGAACTCTGTCAAGCCAGTCATCAAGCTCTTCAGAAGTTCCGTCCCATATTATACTGTCAGGAGGTCTCTTTTCCTTTGGCAGTTCATTGAGATTGTCAATTTGCTGCATCTTTCTTATCACGAAGCTTATCGTATACGGGAGCTGAGTCAGTTCCTTTATTTTAGGATCAAGGGGAACGTGCAACGCTTTAGAGACACTCCACAGGGCGGCTACTGCGTTGCTTCCCGCAATTTTTTTAGGTCTTCCATGCCAACTTTAATTGAGTCGTATGCTGCCCTGAATTGTAACTTAATTTCTTTGGGAAGATTCTCAAATTCTCCAAAGTTATCCCACGCCCTCATTTTGTATTCTGGGTCTTTGTAGCATCCCAGGAATAGTTCCATATCGTTGTACGATATAAGAGCTTCTTGGTCGCAGAACTCATCTACCAATAGTTCTACATACTTCTTATATAGAACGTCATCTGATTCATTAGTTAGAGAGTTCTTTAGTTTATCGGCTTCTTTCTTGGTATACTCTCGGATGGCTTCTTGAAATTTATCAGGATAGTCATCAATTTCTTTTTGATACTGTTCCATCTTCTTCAGAGAAGCATTAGACTTAGGCATCTTGGGCGCTGGAATATTAACTTCTTTGAATGCCCTCTGTGTAATGTCTCTCATAGAAAACATGAGAACATATCCTATTAGCTCATCGTGTGAAAGTTCCGCTGGCATCTTGATATAGATTAGCCTTTCGTCACTTCCGTAATCACTTAGTCTTAGTCTCATCTCTCTGCTTTTTCTCAGAGCGTACACCCTAGCTCTATTTACATCAGCATCTCCTAAAAGACGCATGTAAAGTCTAGCCTGTACGTTTCCTTCATTATCCGTAATCTCGAACTCTTTTCCCCAAATAAATAGACGAGATATATCAACATCATTTCTTTCTACAATCGTCATTTCCTATTCCTTTCCTAGCTATTTGTGTGTGAATGTGTTCCGTATGAAATCTTGTATGGTGGATTTTCATGATATATCCAAGTATCTCCACTATTGTACAGTACCTTCTTAATCCACTCCTTACTACACTTTTCACAATACACTATATCACATTGTTTACAATATTTAAGCTCATGCTCACATTCAGCGTGTTCGTGCATTTCCTAATCCTCTTTCTTATTTAAACTTAAAAGGAGCCACAAGTCAATCCCGAAGGTTAACCAGTAGCTCCTTTATATAATAATCCTTGTATAGCTACGTTAAATTGTAACTTACTCTTACATTGCACCTGAGTAAATGATACACTGTGCATCCAAACTTCTGAAGTTGAATGTCTGTTGTGCATTTCCATTTACGTTAGATGTGTACCCATCACTTGTAATAGTAATGGATGGTAGATACACCGTCTTCAAAACAGTAACTGGTACTGTGTCATCACATGGGTCTTTCAACTCAATCTTCAAAGTTAGTGTAACATCTTCGCAGCCTTCGCCAGGTTGCCACTCTATACCACTTCCAACAACTCCTTCAGTCAATAGGGAGATTAGGTCTGTATCTGTATCAAGTACTGTAAGTGTACCTTCTATTGTAGGAACCTGTTTCTGGTACCCAACAACGGCCCTGTTTCCAAGCTCTTTTACAGCCTGTACGTTCAAGTTACCATTGATGTTAACCGACTGAATTCTTGTAATGCTGTTTGCTGTGATTTCTACTGAAACGTCTTTTCCACGAATTGCAGCAGGCATTGAAGCATCAGCTACATCCGACCAGTTGTTTCCAGCGGGATTGGCGTGATATACAGCCAAAACCTGTGCTGTTCTTGTGTCACCAGTTGTTAGAGTTGTACCAACGATGCGGTATTCCCCGGTAGCTGGTGCTCCTGTAACCTCTGTCAGATATTCTCCATCGAGAGTAACAGAAAGTCCGTAGTTACCGTTCTTCAACTGGATAGGTGTTTGAGATAGGGTGAATGAAGTAGTACCTGCTATGAATTTGTCCACTACAACGTCATACTTCAAATATCTACGCTCTGAGCCAATTGCTGTATAGTCTTCTGTAGAATCTCCGTCAACCTGATAGTTGAACGTGAAGTCTCTAACCTGAAGTCTGTGACCATGAATAGACTTTACATAGTCGGATGCTGTCGTATCTTTTACATAAAGGATTGTATCTATTTCGCTCATTGAGGAAATATCTACTCCTGCTGCTGGATACGCATTTGGATCAACACCAGTCAATGCAGCAAAAATCTTGATTCCAACGTCGAAAGCAGAGAAAGTTACTGTAACGTTAGGAGTGTCCTTTGCTGTTCCTACGTGCTGGGGATTACCCAACTCATCCTTATCTTCAGCGGGAATTTCGGCAGTTAAGCTTACTCTCTGAATTCTGGATGCTTTAAATGTGTCTCTAGGGCCTACGACATGTAGCTGTAGTTCCTTAGAAGGCACGGCTAGTCTCTGTGCCATTAATTAGTCCTCCTAAACTTTATCATTTTGTGTGATAAAAAGTAATTGTCCTCTAAAATATAATTTTTCGTTAAGCTTCGGAATAACATCAATTGGTTCATAGCTTCTGCTTATAACACTTAGATGGTTGATCGCAGATGGAGAAGCACTCGGAGGGAATCCCTCGTTGTAATCATAAACTGTTATCCCTTTGATTCTAAGCTCTTCTAAAATCTTGTAAGCAAAGTCATCCCTCTGGGTATCAGAATTAGCAAAAACATTTACATACCATCTTCTTATTCTAATGGTATCCTGGTTTCCTAGCTCAAATTCATCTTCGGATAACTTGCCGTTCACTACGGAAATTGTAGGAACTTGTAAAATTTCTTTGGGAAATTGATGTGTGTATGTTATAAATGTGAATGCTTGAAACAAGTCTTTTATAAAGTGATCTACACTTAGATGTTCAAGCCTATAAATGCTCATTTGTTCAGTCATAATTAGTATTCCAATATTTCCCTAAACCGCCCCACTGTAGGTCTGATTCTTCTAGGAGACCCTGCGGCTGTTAGTTCAACCCTTTCCGTATCAAATTCTTCGCCTGCTCTAAATCTTCTCGCAGCTTCAGCTAGTTTATTTTCACTAACATATCTTGCGTTGTCGCCTAATTTACGAAGCGTTGCTCTGTTTTTAGCATACTCTATCTGTAGTTCAGCAAGCCCAGACTCAAACTCCTTTAGTGTCTTTTCTGCATTCTGTACTTCTTTAGTATATGCCTGTGTTTCTTCAGCCCATATAGACCGTTCAGAACCGAGTCTAGTAGAAAATTCCTTCTTTATTATGTCTTCTGTGCTTTCTACGAAATCCACACCCTTAGCCGGAAACGGATTATAAGAAGCATCTGGTCTGTCGGACGGCAATGATGTCGATCCCTTTGCTATGAGCTGCCAGAATGGTGCTACCATTCCAGTAATTCCTATTCTTCCCTCTATTGTTTTCTCATACTTATCGCTTCCATATATGTTCTTTCTCCACCAGCTAGTAGCTTTTAGCCCCCTGTTGGATTCTTCGTCCTCACTTACCTTAGTACCCAAAGATGCTCTATATGCTTCGATTCCCCTAGCATAATCATTGAGTGTGCCAGCAACTTCCTCAAATACAATCTGAGGAGATAGTCTTATTCCCCAGCCCGCCCCAATTGGAATAAGTTTATAGATGCTCTCATCGTTCGCAACTTGGTAGAGATAATATTTATACAGAGAACTGTTTTCATCAAACTCTCTACCAGACCTCACAACGGCATCATCTATTTCTTTCATCAGCACCAACTTAGGGTAGTCCTCCGCTTTGAACTGTCGCAGAACTCTTCTTGCATATGTTTCCGCATGTCTTGAGCTTTTCTTATATGCAAGTCTTCGCTTAGCAAGCCTAATTTCTTCTTCTAGCTGCTTATATGCTTGTTCTCCCTGCTGTACACCTTTTCTAGTAGCCTGTAAGCCGTCTTTTGTTTCTTTTATGAGTCTGATAGTATCGTCAAACATTATCTAATCACCTAATCAAAAACTCTATATCTCCAAAGGTTGCTTTTACGTAGGCTCTCGTAAGCCCGTTTAACTCGTCCAGAACAAACTTCCTAACTTCTGCATAGTCCTCCGGATCAGATATTACCGTCTCCAACTTCTGTAGTATCTTTGCTTGAGCCACTTTGTTTTTAGTACCTATAATCCTAATAAGCTTTAGTACGTCAACTTCCTGAAAAATTCCTTCTCCTATATTATTCATGCTATTCCCTTTCTTTCTCTTTTAGCTTCACTATTACCCTATTAATATCGGGTACCCCTCTGAAGATAGTTCCTGGTTGTACGTCCATTTCTCTTTCGTCTACTATAACATACTCTGTGTTATCCAGAATGTCTTGCATGTAGCCTGAATAGATAAACTTTACAGTACAATCTCCATTATCTAGCATACCACCGCTTTCCCATCCCTTGTTATCTAGGGTTCCCCAGGTTACGTGTGCAATTGTGCTCCAACCGCTATATGTAGGAATCCAGTACAATCCTGAGCATGTCGGACAAAAAGAATCTGTAGATGTATCTGATATAGGGTCTAGTGAGCATACTGGGCAGCCAGAATAGGTGGCAGTAAAGAATGTAACTTCTCTGCCATCCTGCTGTATCATTTCCTCAATCAGTTGTTTCGTGTTGGTCGGGAATGGTGCTATCATTAGTAGTACAAACCTCTGTAAAAATATTCTTCCATTGCTGTGCAATGTTTTTCCATTCATATTCCGGAGATAGGAACTTGCTTCTGCATTTATCTGAGAGTTCGTTTCTTAGCTCTTTGTCACTATATAGAATCTCTAAGCATCTTGCAACTTCTTTTGCGGTCGTAACTTTCCCTACAGTTTCACTTGCATCAAATGTCCAGTTAGTTACGGTCTCCATAATTAGACCACAGTCATTGAATAATTCTTCACAAGCACTATGTCTAGGAACCACCTGAACTGCACCAGTTACAGCGTGCTCTACGTTGGTCAGCCCCCACCCCTCTCCCATTCCTGTATTTATTCCAACATCACATGCATTATAGATAAGATTTAATTTGTTTCTTGGAACTCGTTGTATTCCTGGATTTAGGCTAGTAAATATCAGTCGATCTTCGACTTTGTATCTTCTAGATTGCTTTACGATGTCTACAGACGAGTCTCTGACTCCGCAGTGCATGTACAGTCTAACGTTCTTTGGCTTATCTTTAGCAAATAGGCTAAAGCCCTCTATCGTTATATCCAGTTTCTTTCTTGGCTGATTTCTATTCGCATTTAGAACAATAAACAGGTCTTCTAGATTCCCGAAATCCTTGGCTCTTTTGCCAAATAATTCCTGTCTGGCCTGTGCTCTGTTATTGTATATCTTATAGAAATCGGAAGAATCTACGCCATGAGGAACTATTCCTAGTTCCAAATCAGGCATACAATCCTTGTCGTTGATTACATCTTTTCCAAACCGAGTATATGTATACGCTTTGGTTACTATATCAAAATCTCTATACCACTCTTTATCATGGCATTTAGAATCTACTGGAAAGTAAACTACTATCTTCGGTAAGGTTTTTTTTACATTTTTCTTTATAGCATCTAAATAGTATGATATAACCCACGCATCATTCAGAATAAAAACAAAATCGAAATCAAGAGAATTAAGTATATTGCATACTCTATCTATTCCATAGATGTTTCCCCTTCCGCCTATTATAGCCGGATATATTGGAAAATCATAGTCGTGTGGGTCTCCATTGTAGTTAACCCCAACACCAGTAACATTTACATCATCTTGAATATTTTTTATGGTATTGTGCATGACTGTAGAGAACCCGGTCTCTGCTACCATGTCTCCTATAAAAAGTCCTCTAAGTTTCTCTTGTCCCTTAACTTCCTCACTACTCATTAAAAAATCCTTTCTACTAGTCGTTGTATTCTTCTGCACCAGGAATTTCTGTTCTTACTACTCCGGTTAGTCTCTTTGTAGGTGGCTTTATGTAGAACTGAAGCTCTTCCCACAGTCTTTTAAGGCTGGACTCCTTTATCTTACCACCCTCTATGTTAGATACTGAAACTTCAGCATCTCTCCAACTACCAACATTCCATGAGGAGCTTTCTAGTGAGCCATCTTTTGTAATAATTGTAGCCATAAGTATTATTGGAGTCTCATCTTGTGGCTGTATTACTGGCGGCTCATCAAAAATGAAAGTACTTCCTGTGTATCTGGATACATCATAAGTAGTCTCATTAATTAGATATCTAATGCCCCACCATCTTTGGAGAGCCTTGACAGCAAATACCAGAGAGACTCTTAGCCACTCGTCTAAATATCTATATGAAGATGGGTCTATATCTCCTAGCTTCCATCTGAGGGCTGGGATTAAGTAATCCAAATCTGTTTCTACTGGTATTGACATATCTTATTCCTCGTCTCTGGGTTCTAGCTCTACTTCAAGAACTTGTGGAAATTCCTTATTGTTCAGTTCAGAAATTCTGGCTCTAATGGCTCCTGTAATCTTCTCAGATTTCTCCATCTCCTCGGCCAGAGACTGCATTCTGAATAAAACAGCTACTGAGTTAATCTTGTTCAATTCACTTAGAAGTCCAAAGTAACGCGTGTTTACTATGTTCTTAAGTTCATCATCTGAAGCCTGTTCTATTGTTTTTTCTACAACAGCTTTAGCCTCAGAGGGAACTTCATAAGGTAAAACACGTCCCTTGTCAAAATGAACTTTGTTATTTCTTTCAAAGAAGATTTTCTCTTTCGGGCTCCATACTTTTACAATGCAACTATCTTCTCTTCTCCTAGGGTCGCCGTAAAGAATTACTTCCTGCGGCTTTTCCAGTATATTATCCCAAACCGTCACAACAACCTTTCCTAAAATCTTCTTTATATATGCTGCATACGGTTTGTCACTCTCCATTTGTGCGAAGAGTTCGTTTCTAGACAATGTAGAATCCATTTAAAAATTCCTTTCTCCTTAACTTAATGTGTACCTTACTTAATTTGTTTCTTTGGACATCGCAGAATTTATCCAGTTTACTTTTAGGCATGTGTTCGCCTCTTCATAGCAGTGCAAGTAATCCGTATGTTGGGTTATCAACCATCTCGACAAATCCAGCGTGGTTTGGGTGTACATCATCCACCAATAGCGTTGCCTCATTGCCGACAAAGATGTTCCTCGTGTCAATCCCGGCATAGCACACACCTGGATTTGCGGCTACAAGGTCATCAATCCAGCCCGCCAGCGTAACGAAACGACTGGCATACAACGCACCCTGCCGGTACGATTTACAAAGGTAAATTCTTGCGCCCGACCATTTCGCATGTATAGCATCGATGATGCTTTGGTACGCCGCTTTCCATGTTGTTTCGTTGAATGATGCCCAATGGTCAGCAGTGTCTACAACATCGTTGGCACCGAGCAAGATCATCACATAAGTGGGCGTCCCGGTAGTTGCCGCCAAGTCTGCGGCGATTACTCCATTTTCATCCAATACATCGTAGCCACCGTGACCCGCGCGTGTTGTGATCTCGTACCAGTACCCTTTTGTTGCTGCCGCGATGCCCGCCGTTAGCAATGGCGGGTAGCCCTGCCCGGTTACTTCGTCGGTCGCTCCTACAGTGATGCTGTCGCCAATGGCAAAAACATCACCGTCAACAGCACCGCTAAAAAAAGGCGTTAGAAAACTTGCGTCCCCCCCAACGACTTTTACCTGTTCTGACCATGCAGAGAATGTATTTCCTGCATAGGTTCCGATAATTCCAACATAGAGATTGTCTTTTATGGTTGCATCCGAGATAGTGAATGTTGATGCAATGGCAACGTCATTGAGCAAAACCTTGACACTCGTTCCCTGCTTTGCTATGGTGATTTTGTCGTTGGCTGCAAAATCCTGAACTTTCGAGCCAACCGTCGAAAAATCCCCACCATTCACCACCTTCTTGACCCACAGCGTTTGTCCGTTATGGAAAATGTTCACGTAGTTTTGGGGGTTGGAGGGATTATCCAGTCCAATAATAATCCCCGCCATTGTTCCGCGTTCCAGGCTGGCAATGGTCAACTCGACCACATAATCAGCAGTGGGGTACGCCGGGCGAGTTACAAACAATTCCGCATCAGTGAGCAACCTAGCCGAACCAGCATCGAAAAAAAATGCCGTTCCGTTATCTGGATTCCCCTCTTTGTTGTAGCGCATCACAGAGTTGACGGCAGTTGTTCTAATTGTTCTTACGCGGCTCACCCAATCGCCGGTTCCGATAAATTTCATGTTTGGATCATCGCTCCCGGCAGCATCCGTTGTAAGCCGAGAGCCTTTTCCGATTGGAACCTTTTCTTGAAAAACGACATGGTGGTATCTCTTGTAAAGGTCGGTTGCACAACTGATATAACAATTTGCCCCACCGTTCGCCCAGGTCAATTTCGCAGAATAGTTACCCTGTACCTTGTCGGTTCCTTCCCGATCTACTGTGTTTCCTCCATCGCCATACTCCGACCAGCTTACTAAATGAGTTGGATCGCTCCAGTTTTCGACTCCGCCGTCAGCAAACCACTCATCAACACCTATAGCGGGGCTATTGAGCATTTTATTACTGGCAATTGTTGCCAATGCACCTACCCAGCCATTACCCACTGCACCGTTGTCGCGTGTGAACGCGTCCGAGAACTGGAGAGGTGCAGGCAAGCCCTCATCAAACATCCCCATCGACACAAAAGGTCTTGATCTATTCATAATAAGCTCCAGCTAATGTAAATATTACTTTGTCCATAGTACATAGTTTCCTGTATTCTCGTCTAATATATATCCGCTAAAAGTAATATTAGCTAGGTCTGACAGATTAGTGTTACCGGAGATGGGGTCTATCCAGTAAAGGTTTCCACTCATTGCTGCATAATTAAGTTCTACAAATTCCCCCGTATTGGCATCTATAACCATTATTGTTCCAGAAGGGGCGGACGAATTAAGCTCAAAAAACTCTCCTGTGTTTGCATCAATGAGAGTTATAATTCCAGAACCCGCAGTATCTACGTCTACGAATTCTCCTGTATTGTAATCAATCAATTTTATAATGGTCATTTATTCTCAACTAAAGGGGCATTGATTTTAGGTCTCTGCCCCTTTAATAAATTTATTCTAATTACGCCAAATCTATGACGTAGATACCGTCAGCACGGTCAATTATCATACCGAACTGCTGGTATAGCTGCAAGTGCCAATATGGAGGAATTGGCTTGTTGTCAACCCAGTCTTGTGTTCTTGACTCTCCGTAAGTAATGAAATCACCTACGTTTTGACCGATTACCAAAACTTTGTCGTTAGGGATCAATGCTGTGTAATCGATTGGGTTGTCATACTGCTGGTCAAGGGCTATTAATGGAGCACCGTAGTACTTGCCCAAGAAACCAGTAGACATGATTTCTCTGATGTTATCTGGAACTTCTGCTACATTTGTACCATCACTCCAAAATGCACCGAATTTGGTTACTGGAGTTAGGGCAGCGCGAGTTCCGATAACAGCCTTTACACCAGAAGTAGTCTGATTGATTCTATCAATCGCATTTTCTAGTGCTGTGGCTGTAAGTGTTGCAACTGATGTGTAGTTGTCAGGAGTATTAACTGCTGACCAGATATTTGACAATGCTAGGAAGACCTTACCTAGGTAATAGTCTCTTAGTTTTGCCTGCATTTCTGAGCGAATTGAATCTACACTTCCCAATTCTCCAGACTGTAGTTCCCAGTCGTTGTACATTGTGTGTACAACAGCACCGTCTAGCACATAGTTAATGCGGTCACGAACTGTGACTTCACTAGCTAGGTGGACAGACCCTGGAACTAGAGTACGAACCTTGATTCCTTTTCTTACTTTCTTTACTAGAGCGTCGCCTACGTTTAGGCTTCTAGAATTCAAAAGCAAAGAAACGAAATCCACTGTTAGATGCACAGGATCAACGTACTCTACGATTAGCTGTGCAAGAGCCTCGCGCTTTCCATCCTTTAGCAAAGCAGCGACAGCTTCCTTGAATTTAGTCTCATCCATGTTTAAAAAATCCTCCGATTATTACTCGACACGAATTGTCAAGTTTCCGGTATCTGTATCGTAGTCCTGTACAAATCCGATTACACCAGCAGCCATTGTAGCTGTGTACTTAGGCTTTCCGGCATCTGCTGCACTATCGCTAGCTGCATCTGCAACTATAACAGCGGCACCAGGAACGATGATATTTGCACTGTATACATACTGACCAGAAGGAATAGTATATGTTCCTTCGGCGAAGGCAAGAGCCTTGTATCCTGAAGGGATTGTCTGACTTTCCTGATTTCCTGGATGTGTCAGCCACATTGTTTGCCCAGTTAATGGGCCTGCTGTGGAGTTAACAAATCCACCCCTGAAGTCGAACGCTGTTTGTGGCCAGTCTACAATAGGAGCCTGTCTGTTGTCTACAGCAAATGTAACGCAGAATCTAGCTCTTTTAGCCTCTTCCGCAGTATCAGGTAGTTTTACTCCCGGTAGGTCTGCGTCTACGTTCATTACTGAGCCACCAAGACTATTTGCAACTAGAAGTACGAAACGTCCTTCTACAATAGCCTCCTGAGCTACTACGCCAATAACGCGCTCAAAACCATTGATTTCCATTATTGAATCCTCCGATTATTTCTTTCTGCGCTGTTCACGTAGGAGTCTTCCGAGAGTTTTGGGATCGGTTAAATCCCCTTCGTCTTCCGATTCTAGGTTAAACGCAGGTATCTTTTTTTCTTTTCTTGAAGCTGAAGAAGTCTTATGCTCTTCAGATAAATTAGCCAATGCCTCTTGAATATGGAATGACAAAAGTTCGTCATCCATCTTCATTAGCTTGTCAGCATTTTCATCAAAGTAACTGTCTTCTTTTTCCAACCCAGCTTCGCTGAATTTAGTCTTAATAGATGCTAGTTTTTCTTTCTTTTCATTTTCAGCATCCATAGATGCTTTCAACTCTTTTAGGGGGACTAGCTCCTCATCTTTCTGTTTGCTCTCTTCTGCTAGACGGGCAATCTCTATATCTTTTTCTGCTATTGCAACATTACTTGCTTCTAGCTGTGATTTAGATTCCGCCAATGCAGTGTCAAGCTCAGAGACCTTGGTTTCTAGTTCTGTAACCTTGGCCTTTAGTTCGTCCATTTCCATTGATATATCCTCCGATAGATTATCCGGGTCAGTTTCTACTGTTGCCTGCCCCACTTTCTTTGCAGCTATAGATAAGAATGGAGTTCTTCCAGAATAAGCTGGATTTCCAACTACGGTAGCGGCATTCAAAACCGTACCTAGTAAGTCCATACTAGCAAATTCAGGATTAAATCTGGCATCTTCATACAATATTTCCCAAGAAATATCTACCGGCTTGTTTTCCGCAAATCTCTTTTTGATAAATTCTACGTCGGCAGGTCTTTCGTGCCCCCACAATGCTGCCAAAGCAACAATCATGGAAACCCCGTCTTCTGTAGATACTTCCTTTAGGTGTGTGATAGAGCCAAGTGGCTTAGTACCTGGATGACCCGGACTAATCTCTCCAATTGCCATTTTTACAGGCATGTGTATACCACTTCTAATGATGTTTTCAAACTCTTCTTTGGGGATTCTCTCTCCGTTAGCGTTCTTTAGATCGTCTGTCAAGATGAATTTTGCCCAGGTGACAGTAGGATTTAGCATGTACGAAGCAAAGGCTTCTCCCATTTCTAACTTTAACTGATTCTCATCAATTAATTGTACCATAAGTGCCGTGTTCTTGGCATTTTTAATCTTTTGTTCTGTCATTTATTTATCTCCAGGGGGATTTTTCGCCTTTTTTGGCTTATTTCCCTGTTTTGTGTTGTCTCCTTCCTGATCTGTGTTCTGTTCGTCAAGCAACACAGAGTTTTTACTATTTGGAGTTACGCCGAATTCAGAAAGTCCTTTGTCTCTAAGAGTGTTCATTTCTTCTTCCATCTTTATAACTTCTGTATCGAAGTCATAACCAAACTGTTGTCCAAGGGATGTTCTGCTAATTGATGCAGTATCCCACAGCATTCTCAATCCTTCCAAGAATGTCTGGAATTTGTGGAGGTTAATGGCTGTAAAGCTTACGGTAGGAACGCTAGAGAATTTATTTCTCTTGGATACTTCCAAACATATTCCCTGTAAAACTTCTGTAATCTTTCTTCTGAATCCTTCTGCTGTTTTCAGCGGAGACAATGTTGCTATTTCGGAATCTGAAGTTCCACTTTTCTGTGCTTCTCCTGTTATCAGAACTCTAGGAAATCCTAGACCGAATAAAATCTCCTGATTAATGTCGTTATACTTTTCTACGTTTAGTAGGGTTGCGGATTCTGGGAAAATCCAGCTTATGTCTACAGTGTGGTTAGTTACTAGCTGGAATATTCTTTCAAGTACCTGTTCATTCTTTCCACGCATTCTAAGCTGGCTGGCAATGCTTTCCACATACTCTTGGTCTTCCTCGGACTGTGTAATAGGAAAGTCCTTGTCTCCTACCTTTATGTGCATGATTGCACTTATAATCTTGTCTATGATGGAATAATCCATTCTTCTTAGCTTACGTTTGTGATGTAGAGACTCCAGAGCCGATTGTATATATGGAACTGGATATGGATTGTCTGATGTATATCTTCTTCTGAATATATTATTCTGTTCAAGAAGAAACTCGGTCTCCCCTTTCAAAATCGCCTCTACAAAGTCAGGAAATTGTGATACCATTTCTTTGTATAAAACTTCGTCCTTGGTTCCGTCCGGGTACTTACCCTTTGCTTTAATAAAAGCAATTAAATCAGTAGGAACTTTTGCAAAGTATGATGGTCTATCAGCTAACAGAGTGCTCTTTATTTTTATTGTGGTTGGGTCTCTTACCCACATGGAGTCTGGCAGCTCTAGTGACGAAATCTTCTTAACTCCTAGCGAGAAGATAAAATCCTTGTCAACTCTACTGTACCCAATCTCTGGCACTACTAAGCCGGATAGCAAATATTCCATAGCCATCTGCTCCGCAAATTCAAGCAGTCTTGGCTTTAGAGCAGTAAATACCCTAAGCTCGTTTTCCGATAGTTTCCCCTTTGCAAATGTCAGATCGTTTATTCCTATTTCTACCAGTTTATCTATGACTGTAGATACAAGAGGCTCTGTTTTGTAGAAGAATCTACAGTGATTGACTCCCTTGATATAATCATCTTGATTTCTAGTAGTAGTCTTGAACTTGGGAACTTCAGTCCAGGGGTTATCTGTTTTTTCTAGCAGCTCGGCTCTTGCAAAATGAATAGCCTTGCTAGCACTAGCATTTGTTGTTTGTATTTTCTTTGTCTTTGTCATAATAAATTAAATCCACACAGCCCTAAGAAGCTTGAGTCTAGGTCTGGCCAGAGAGAATTCTTTGAGCATATGGAATGCTCCTACTGCACATAGCAAAGCTGATGTAAAGTGATCTTCTCCTCTTTTGCCTCCCTTTTCAGTTAGGGTTTTGTAAGATATGTCTCCATTTGTATTTTTCGTATAGGTCATTCTCTCTAGTTCCGTAACCATGTCTGGATCAGTAGATGAGTAAATGACTCTTCCGCTGTTCGTCATTTCTTGCAGAACAGATACAAAGAATGGTTTTAGCTTTACTTTGGTTTCTTCTCCATCAGCATTTATACCAAGAGAAAGCCATGATGAGAACTCCACAGGATATATTCTATCCTTGTAGTTCTTGTGTATATAGTCGTTATGGAGTTGCCACGTCTGTATTGAGTTCTTACCAGCATTTCCAGCATCTACGGCTATAAAAGATGGTTTAAATTTGGTATCTAAAAGGTCTATTAATTTTTCTTGTATTGGATATGCTACCTTAGATAATTGTATCCTACCGTGAAATCTTATGTTATCCTTACCATCGAGATATAGTATAGCGATGGCCGTAGGCTCTGTATATCCCATATCTATTCCAAAGAATATACCGTAATTAGTCTCTTTGATGGTAGGGAACATATCTATTTTTGTAATTATTTCGCCAAGATCGTCTGTTTTGATTCCGTCTATCTTTAGCTGAACAACTGGATATTTGTCTATGTTCATCAAGTTTCTGTCAAACAAAGCAAATACTGGCTTACCATGCTGCCCCAAAACGTAGTGTATCCAGTCCTCACTATCCTCATCTCCATACTGTTCCCTAAAGTCCTGAATATGTGATTCTGTGACCATTGGATTATCGAACGCAGAGACTCTGTGTTTTGTATAACCTTCATTTTCTTGGTCTACTGCATACAAAACATTTCGTTCTCTAAGCCCAGTAGGAACACCTGAAACTATTTCTCTGTGTCCAGGAGTCCAGGCATTTAGGGATGGCTGCATTTCATTAAATGCGTTGAATGGGAAATACCCACCTTCATCTACGATAATAAATGGAGTGTGTAGAGCAATCAGGTTTGCCCCAGTCCCAGATTGTCCAGCAATACGACACAATAAAACTGCCCCATTTTTCAACGTAATCTTGAACTCTGAGCTGTTTACGCCCGACTTAGCATCGATAAAGTTCTTCAAAAAAGAGTTGGTCTTAAATAAACGTATCAGGTTTGTAAATACAGGCTCTAAGTGAACTTTGCTAGGAACTGTAAATAGGGTATAGTCGTTTGGAAAAATATTAAAGTAAAGAATCCAAAGAAGTATCGAATAGTCACTTACGGTCTTTCCTGTTGCTCTAGCTGTACATAAGGATACCTTTGGATTAAAGTCGCAGAGAATTTCCTTTTGGTACCATTTAAATACAAAAGGCTCATCTAGTTTTGGGTCTTTATCTACATTATAGACAAACTCTGGCCCAAGTACCGGATGCTTAAGTATTTCGTATAATACTATGTCTTCTTGAGAAATCTTCTCTGCTAACATTTACTGTTTACTTCTCCACATTCTAACTGTTTCTACTTCACTTGCTCTTGTAAATATACTCAAATTTGGTGTTGCTGATTCTTTCCCCACTTCCCCACCCCATTTCATTTTATAGTAGTCTTTATTTCGCTCGAACTGTTTACTTGTGCTTCCACCACTTCCTTCGTGGATAGTTCTACTCCAGAAATGAAAGAATCTCGCATTAGTTAGAGAACAGCATTTTATGTTGGACAGAACGATTCTTCTTGCATAATCATTATCTATGAAATATGCAGGATAGAAGTTTACATCCGTATAGCCTACTTTTTGAAACACTGATCTTTTATACAAGCATAGGTTCTGGATATCATACAAGCGCATATCTGCGATATTATGTTCTGGAGAATAATTTGCAAATCTCTTCCAAGGCTCAGAAGACAAATCCTTAGTTACATAATTGTTTCCGCTAAAGCAAGAAGCGGCATCCGGAAACTCTCGTATCAAATCTTTTATATCGTATTGTAATGCACTAATAACTTCATAGTCGGATGCACTCGCTAGATCAATTAAAGAATCTATGCAATAAGGATAAGGCACTACATCATTCCCCATTAGTACTAGATTATCATAGTTGTTTACTTTCCACGCATAGTCGTAAAGATCATTTACACTGAACGGAAAGCCCATATTCTCTTTATGCATAACATAAGGTATGTTTTCCTTATCAAACCATTGCGCCGTTTCCCAGTCTCCCGGTTTCCCTACTATCGCTGCTATATCATATGAGTTTTTTACAGTTTCTCTTATTCCTTGTACAAGAAGTTTAGTGAATTTCAGTCCTCCAAACGTACAGAATGCCAATAAGTTTTTGCTCATTTTACTTCAAAGACCGGAACCTTTCCAAAGTTTCTGTGAATAGATGCCATATCATCGAACATAATATCGACACCCAATTCTCTGCACACTCTTTGCTTAAACCTTCCTACTATTTCCTCATTACTTTGCACTTTTCCTATAAGTTTTCTTTCTTCATCATTATAGAAGGAGGTGGTTATTATTTTATCATACCAGGTTTTATCTTGAAACCAAGGATATTTGCTCATTCTTTGCGCTAAACCATCACTTCCCAATCCTGTAATTATATAAACTCTTCCACCACTGGTTTTTATTAACCTACCGAGTTCTATGAATAATTCAGGATATTTGGTAATAGTACCATCAATATCAATACCTATTATCATCCTAAAACCTCCTCGATCTTTTCTATTACCTTTAATCCATTAGTAGCATCAGACCAAAACTTAGCTATCTTTACTTTAGTATTTACTACAAAACTAGAACCTGAAAACTTGTATGTAAAGGATAGTAGCTTCTTTGATTCGTCCATAACATTTCTTTTGACTTGAGTGTATACGTGTGGCCCAGAGTTTCTTCCTATGAGAGTACTACAATATAGACTTAGAAACGATGCTTCATTCAAATCGAATCCAATCCCCGGAGCAAACTCCCCCACAAACTCTAGATTGGGTCTATTATTTTTGAATGCCTGAGTGCATATAAACAGCTTATCTTTATGCATTTCTGTTAGACTAAGTACAATTGAGTTCATATCGAAATTTTCTGCTTGCATGGATTGCACTAATCCATTATCTATATATATTCGTTCTGTACCTTCCGTAGCTCGTATAAAATCTAGCACTTTTTGAATATCATACTTCTCATAATCTATGTCAGGAATATAATCTATCGGCTCTCCGGGAAGAACACCTAAGTCGTAAACCTTTAGCATGTCATTATGCATATCATATAGTTTCTCTACGGTACATCCTATGCCAGGTAAAACGTACTTCCCGTCTCTTCCTATCCAAGTATTCACGTACAGGTTTCCATTTGTATCATCCCACACGCCCCTCATTGGATTCATATGTTCGGTAACATCTTTGAATTTCAATTCAGGAATGTCCAATAATATCCTAGGATTTTTCCCGTGCGAGTAGTAGTATTCCTCTGCTGGAACTAGTTTCATCCACGCCTTCACAAACTCTCTAGACTCAAAAACATCCCCTGCTCCGAAGTGGTTATAGAATATAACTTGGTTATACATTCTCTGTCTTTCTGAATGCAAATGTAGCAAAGCTATAAACATGCCCTTGGTATACAAATGAGTCTATATCTGAGTAATCTTGCTCTCCAGCGACTTGGCACCCATATCTACCTAATACAGATGGTAGTCTTGTTTTCAAATCGTAATTTGTGTAGAATCTTACATCAGAGTACGGTAGTGGGTCTCCGGTTTTATACCCTTCCTTGAAATCCATCGTTAGTATAGCCTGGCCACCAGGAAGCAGTAGTTGGCATATTTCAGATATAAACTGCTCATCATCTTTTACATGCTCTATCACGGAAGTAGAGAATATAATATCGAATTTATCATCTGTACCTACAAAGAACTTATGAAGGTCTAAGCCGTTCACATCTGGGTCTATTTCAAATATAGGAATTCCGCTTGCTTTCAATGAAGCACACGCTGTATCTTCAAAAGAACCTACACATAGTAGGGGAACTTTAACCCCACCGGATTTTAGCATAGCACCCCTTACGGCTTCAAAAACAAATGCTTGCTGAACGTTTGCTTCAGAAATCTTTCTAGACATCATCTCTGGACAAAACCCAAACATGTTTTTTATCGTAAGAGAATATAGTTCTCTGTCTTCGTTTGTTAATACTCTATTTAACGTCCTCATTAAGTATCCTTTCTACATCCTCGTAAAATCTCTCAGGATTCCATTTATCGTAAAACTCCTGTAGTGGTTTTGTTCCTTTGTTTATAATATCCGATAGGGAGTGCTTTTCTGCATCTATCCCTTCCTTATACACATGCTTAAACATGGTATCATTTGTTATAGCAATTGGTCTCTTTACAGATAGGGCATAATCTATGACACTAGAAAGTCCCTGATTTGCCGCATGGTACATAAAAACATTTATATCGTTTCCCGCTAAGAATTCAAGAGTCCTTTCATTGCTTAGGAATTTATGATCTATCTCCAAATTTATTCCGGGCTTTGTGTTTAGTTCTCTGCATTTGTCTGCTATTTTTCTTGTTTCCTTGCCAAGACGATCACCAAAGAAAGCAAATGGCATTTGTATGTTTATGTTAGCATGGTCAAATTCGTTATTGACTTTACTAACCAACTCGGTAAACCCTTTTTGCCATCCTCCGAACCCAAAGCTACCTATGGTAGGATATGAATTTATTTTGTATTCCCCGTTGTATGTAAACAATGGTCTTGAAATGATTACTTTCTTAGCTTCCTCTATGTGTATATCTTTGCCCTCTGAGCCAGAAAATATATACTTGTCAAAATTCTGCCTCATATTTCCATCATGAAACAGGAAATAATGTTTACAATCTTTCCTATTATTTACATACTCTTCTGATAACCAAGGCATAGTTACCGGATACCAGTTATAAAGTATTACATCATAATGCTGGTTTGCCCACACATCGAACTCTGACTTGGTTTCCACTTCTATATATGTATATGAAATCCTGTCCGATTTCATAGCTAAATCGAAGACTCTTTTGCCAAATTGATACACCCCACACTGTTGCTGTTTATGATTTACTAATAGAACATTCATGTTCAGCAAGCCTCATATCGCTCCGTACCATATCATCTACTAGAGACTGAAACGAATAAGATGGGTGCCATCCTAGCACCTTATTGGCTTTGTCTGGATTTCCAAGCAAGTTTTCTACTTCTGTAGGTCTAAAATAGTTACTATCAACCACTACATATTTATTCCAATCAAGCTCTAATTTTCCAAAGGTTAGATCGAGGAAGTCTCTAATGGAGTGGTTTTCTCCTGTAGCGATCACGTAATCATCTGCTCTATCTTGCTGCATCATCATCCACATGGCCTTAACATAGTCCTTAGCGTGTCCCCAGTCTCTACGAGCATCTAGATTTCCAAGCCTAAGTTCATTCTGTAGACCATAGTATATTCTAGAAGCTGCTCTGGTAATCTTTCTAGTAACAAATGTCTCGCCTCTGCGTGGACTTTCGTGATTGAAGAGTATACCATTGCATATGAACATTCCATATCCGTCTCTGTAATTTCTGCCCATGTTGTATGCATATAACTTGGCTGCTGCATACGGACTTCTTGGATTAAATGGACTTACTTCGCTTTGAGGGGGGAGAGTATTTCCGAACATTTCTGAGCTAGATGCATTATAAATTCTGGCTTTGCTTCCGAGAATCTTGCATGTCTCGTATATTTCCAAGGCCCCCAGACCAACTACATCTCTGCTATATTTTGGTATGTCGAACGATACCTTTACGTGGCTCATTGCAGCTAGATTGTATATCTCATCTGGGTCTATATCGTGTACTAATTTCACTATTGAAAGAGAATCTGACAAATCCCCATAATGAAGGTGTAGCTGGTCGAAGATATGATCTATTCTTCCTGTGTTAAAGGAGCTTGATCTTCTCATAGCGCCGTGAACTTCATAGCCTTTTTCAAGCAGAAGCTCAGCCAGATAGCTACCGTCTTGCCCAGTAATGCCAAATATCAGTGCCTTTTTCATTTCTTATTCTTTTCAAAGTATGTATATGTTTTGGTGGCTGTAAATCCCTCATGCCCGACTACTTCATTAATAGCACCAATCAACTGGCTTCTCTTGGCATTCTGCTCTTGTGCTCTGATAGCGGCTTGTAATCTGTCGTGCTCCGACAGGCTTTCGTCCATTATATCTTCTTGAGCCATCCAGCACCGTAAGTTTGTAGTGATTAGGGAATCTATTAGTTCTCCCAGAGTCTTCTCTCTTCCGCTAGTCATCCTTTAAATCATCCTTTCCTATAATATGGAACGTTGGTAATGGAAATACTAACTTGCCTCCATTTTTTATATACTTCCTAATAGGCTCTTTTGTTAGCAGATTCTTCTCAAAGTGCCACACTGGTACTATGAAATAATCTGGTTGTCTTTCTAGTGCCTCATCTTCGGAGATGATTTTTATGTTTGAGCCTACTGTTCTTAAGCCAAATTTATCCTTGTTTACTTCGGCTGCATATCTTACTTTTTTATCCGTTACATTACATATCTGTAGTAGGGTGTTTCCTTTTGTACTAGCGCCAAGTAAGTAAACTGTGTGACCTAACAGACTAGCGATATTCAGAAAGGAGTCTAAATCACCTTTTGCCTTTTCTATGCTGGAAGAGAACGTGTCCATTATCGATGGCTTTAGATATTCTGCTTCGTTCTGTAATGCTCTTATTACAGTACCAGTAAGTACGTACCTACTAGAGTGTCCGGCTACTACTCTGAGACTTCCCCCATTAACATCGTTGTAAGATACGTCTATTGCAGCTAACCCATTTTTTTGCAGTAGGTTTACTACATCAATCAATCTATAGTATTCCAGATGCTCATGACAAACATTATCAAATGCCGTAGCCTTTATCATGGATGTTAAGTCCGTGAATTGTACTATAAATAAACCATCATCACTAAGTATATCTTTTACGTTCTTCAAAAAGTTCTTAGGGTCAGGAAGATCGTAAAACATGGCTACCGCTGTTACTACTTTAGCTTTTGTGTGTCCTTTTAAATCCAAGAACCCGTCTGCATTGAAATAATCGTTGTAGAAATAACTACAACCCGGACGTTTCAAATTAAGTGCGGGGTCAAATCCCACAGTGATTAGGTTTTTATTACTATATAGACTGAGAAGAGTTCCATCGTTGCATCCTATGTCTACCACGGTATCGTAGTCTTTTAGTACTATTCTCGATTCTATATCATTAACTATGTCTTTCAGCGAGGAAATCATGCTCTTGTTCAATGAAGATGAATACCAATACTGTCTGTACATTAAATCCAGATTGACTGTGTGCCTTAATTGTATTAGACCACAATTCTTACATTTGCAAAGCTGCAACGGAGCTTTATTCTCTGCACATGGTTGTTCCCCATCCTTTACAAAACCAGAGGGAAATATATTCCCCAAATAATAAATATCCGCAAGCTCATTCCCGCAAGCCCTACAATTATTTTCCTTTACAATATCCACTCTACCTCATACTCTCCGGTGTAATTTCTAATTTATTCGTTCCTCTATTTTCCATTAGTGTTTTTGTATCTACTACTGTTTTGTGTCCACACTCTGTACCGTCAGCAAGTTTTCTATGACATACAAGGGCGATCTTGTTTCTATCCTCTTCTGGATACAGAGTCCACAGAGTACCTAGTAGCATGTTGCATTTCTCGCAGAATATGTAGCTCATCTTGGATTCGTAGAATCTCTTAGCCTTGTCTTTTAGTCCGTCTATGTAAGCCATAACTGAGACATCTTGATCTGATTTTCTAACTTTTCTAGTAATCATCAAATCATTCTGTATTTTACTGATATCGCTGGTTAGGCTCTCCATAGCTTTTTGAAATTTCTCTATAGTCCCAAGCTGTGCTTCTTCAATTCCCTCAGAGCGTAGAGAATACATGTATTGCTCATAATCTTCTAGTGTTAGTTGCTTCTGGATAAGTGCTCTAAGGGAGTCTCTGTCATTTATTTTCAGATCGGATAGATCATAATCCTTATCGAATTCGTCCAGCTTCCTATTAATTCTGTCCTCAAAATCAGGAGAAGTCTGTGCTCCTAGTTTCTTCTTCTCCATTGCCTTCTCAAATTCTTCATCTGACAAGTCTCTGTACTGCACTAGATTTCTGGAGCGCTTTTTCTTCCCCAAAGCCGGGCTCTTTACTTCTCCTTCTGGCATTATTTCGTAGTTTTTATCCTCCATAGTTCCTCTCTTTTAGGGATTTTACTATAATAATTATACAACATTTGAGTGTTTTTGGGCGTTTTTACCAATTATTTTAAATAAATAGAGGCAGGAGGCGTATTTCTACGTTGCTCCTGCCTATTAGTCCGCTAAACTATGGAACTATTTATACTTCTTTGCTTTCTTCTGTGCTTTCTCTGCCAAGAGTCTAGCCTCTGCTCTGGCTCTAAGCTGTGGTTCTATCTTGAATACCTTTAGAATACCCAGTATCCACGCTAGGATCGCTGCATATCCGAATGCCCAAGCAGGATCAAGTACCTTGAACATTACAAGCAGAGCCAAAACTCCTGCTACAATGGCTGAGAATGCTTCCCAGAAGGCTCTTACATAAACAAAATCAGGTAACTTCATATCTTCTCCTTATTCAACAATATATTGTTTTTCAAGGGCAGATAGAATAATATCTGCCTTGGTATTTAGCTCATCAATACTTCCGGAGTTATCTATGCTAAAATTATAAAATCCATCCCATTGTGGCCATAACCACTCAAATGAAAACTCCGTTAAACTAGTTTCTGATACATCAGCCCAGTTAGAGTCTGGCATTTCTGCGTGTCTACCGAACACCCGTATAGTAACAATATCCAGCATAGGATTTTTCTTTAGGTAGTCTACCTCATTAGGAAATCTCCAATCATCAATTACTGCGAAGTTCTTGGGGAACATTCCTGCTCTATTATCTAACTGGCGTAGGAAATGCTTCACCCAAATATCTTGATCGTAATCTCTCCATACTCTCCCTATGTTCTGTAAGAACGATCTTCCCCTTTCATCCTTCTCCTTATTCCATCCTCCGTAAGCCTCGGCTATGTACTTAATGGGGTCTGCAAATCCATACTCCATAACGTCCATAGAGAATGTGTCTTTTAGCTTCTTAATCATTAGTTCGCCTATGGTGGTCTTTCCTGCTCCGGCTTTTCCCGAAATAAGTATTACGACGGTTTTCCTAGTTCTAGCCATTTTTTTCTAGTCCTTTCCTGACCAGTATGGAGGTCAAGTCAATTTCCTCTATAAATCCTATATCCACTAGAGCTTTTATTAATTGTAGAAATCCTTCTCTATCGATAATGATAGAATTGGGGGCGGATATAAAGAAATGACCGCCCTCCTGCTTTATCACTATGCTATTGAGTTGGGGTATCTTCGTCAGCTTTACTGTTAGAGCCATTCTCTGCCTCTAGCTTTCTTTCGTATTCCATGCCGTCAATCAGACTATCGAATCCTCTAAGAGAAGTTAATGCTCTTAGCTCTAACAGCACGGACTCCAGAGCTACCTGATAAGCTACATAGAAGTCTTTATCCATTGCTTCTGATTCTATGAATTCTTCTTTTTCTGTACCATCAGAGAATGTTGCTGTCTCTACGAAAGAGCACTTCATATGCCAGTATCCGTCCGCATCTTTGGTAGCAAAGTTGCTCTGATTTAGTACTCTACCTACTACATTATTCATATCCATACTGCCTCCTTATCTAGCCAATCCTACCACTAAAGACTTCCTCTGTTCCTTATTCATAGAAGAAAATCTCGATCTTCCCCAAGCACCACAACTACATTTGAATACTGGATACTTGTTAGTTTGTGCATAGTAATACTTATCCTTAACCCAGGTAATGTCTTTACTTCCGCAGTTAGGGCAGGACTCGCTGCCTTCTTCCAAATACAAACCAACGTTGGGGTGTGATCTAATCCAGGGGCGTAGTCTTATATACACATCTTCCAATAATTCTACATCTCCTATGTTGTACTCTTCCATGTATGCAAGAGCCTCATCTTCACCAGCTACACAACGTCTCCATAACTCAAAATCCGTATCCATCTTTTCATCTAGGCCAAAAATCTTAGCAAGTGCATTCAAACTGTTGTGTGTAAATCCAAACTGCTTTCTGGCTACTAACATGGTATCTATAGTTTGATATGGACTTGTAGGAGATAGCCCGTGAATGATAAATCTTGTGTTCATATTTGGAACATCGAAGCTGTCGCCGTTATGAGCTATCACTATATCTGCTTCGTCCAAAAGTTTCCACAAACTCTTTACTATACGTTTATCATCTTCATGCTTGGCTTCTTTTCCTGTTAGTCTGTCAGACATAACCTCGCCCTCTAGAAGCCATTTTGCACTCCAGCACAGCATATACCACTCAGAAATTACACGATCTGCTGAGATATTAGCCTTCCATACCTGCTTTTGAAATACGAAAGCCTGTAACGGTGCCGTCTCTATATCGAATACAAGAACCTTTGGCATTGTTCTTATCTGACTTTTGTCTCCATTCAAGTACTTCAGATAGCACCCTGGGTGCGAAAACGCATTGTGTCTGTGCTTACATCTGAAAGTCGTAATGTTTTTTTCAGTCATTTATTGGTTTCCTTATAATTTTATGCTTATGAATACCACTTATATATTTGGTCAAAGCCTCTATCTGTTTTTGATCTAACCCATATTTGTTTACCATATATTCTATGTATCCATCATCTGTGAAATAACCTCCAAGAAAATAAGCTATTCTATCGCATATTTGTTTCTTCTTTGTAGACAGTGTATGCCTATCGTATAAATCCGTTTTACTTCCAACAGGAAGGTATAAAATGATAAGCTCTTCTTCGCTTATTTTCCCCATTTTTTTCAAGGTATCTACCGCAGTTTCCACTGCTAGAAGATCGTTGAATTCTTCAGAAGTAATAGACGGGTCTTCGTATCCTGGCTCTCGTCCGCTATCTGAATTTTCTTCTATAGACTCTAAATATCCCACTGCCATATAGTCAAATTCAGTTGGTATATATGCTTTGCTTCTTATTCTCTCTCTATCATTCAGGAGAGACTCTATTATCCACGACATACTCTTCCTCTCCTCTTGTTCCTATTAGGCATCCAGTCTTATAGGGACACCTAAAGCATGAGTGATTAAACATACCCAGTCGCTCATACGATTCGTTCTTTATAGTCTTTATCATTCTAGGTATTATGTTATCAAATAACTCATCTATGTAGAATTGATTTTTAATATAGGGAACCAGGTCTCCAGTAGATAAGGAAGCTAGACAAATACTTTTAGTATCTTTGCCAAATATCTTTTGATATGCATAATCATATATTATACATTGCACATCATTATGTAGTCTATTAGGAACCTTTCCTGTCTTCCAGTCTATGATATTTCCATTAGAAATTCTGTCCATCTTGCCGACCAAATAGATGTCTTCGTGTAATGAAAGTTTGAAATTGTACTCTATTTGGTCATCTTCTGATACTAACCTGCGGAAATTTAGAAAATACATATCTATGCAGAACTGTAAGTCCGTTCTATCTTTATTGGATAGTCCCTCTGATCTTATCCAGTGATCTATTACTTGGTATGCTCTGTTTTTATCGCTCCACCCTTTTTCTAGTGCTGCATGAGCAACCTTCCCCATAACCATGTCTTTATTAGGAATCTCTGGAAAGGGCTTCGTTCTTCTATAGAGAACTTTCTGTGGACATCGGATAAAGTCTGATATAGAACTTGCAGATAAGAATATACTCACGATAGTACCTTTTCTTGGTACACCAAGATTTTGAAAAGCTCATGCATTCTATTGTAGACTTCAAACTGGCTTCTCTTTAGCTCAAGTTCAGAAACCAAATCTGCTAGTTGGTTTCTCATCTCTATAAGTTCCCCATCAATTCCACAGAATTTGAAGGCGTTGTCATAATAAGAAACCGGAACTGCCTTTCCGTTTATAAAATACTTATGGTCTGTCATTACGGTTTTGAATGTATCAGACTCTCTATTCTTTATCTTGTTTTCCAACAGCATACGATCAAAAGAAATCTTCTTTATCTCTCTTGCCAAATCCATGAATTTCTCGAAATCCGGAAGTGCTTCCAGGACTTTCTTGGAATTAGTTTCCATAATCTACTCCTTTATGAATTAACAAATATTTACTATTTCCATAATTTAATGGTGTCGCAGTAAAATCTCCAAACTCGCTTCTAAGCTCTTTAACTGTTCCCCAATCAGATATATTTAATATGATTATCCCTAATCTGGATAACAAGGAGAATGATTTAAGTATGTTATACTTTGTTACAAAAGGCTCGTCAAGAACAACATAATCGAATATAGCTGCACCTTCTGGGTCTATCTCTGATACAAATATCATCTTCTTTTCTAGCAGCCTATCCTTCAAATCTACATTTGTACTTAGAATCCATCCTATACTTTCTCTATGTAGCATCGTGTTGTCTCTAAGCATTCCCAAAACATGCTCACTAAATCCACTCATCCTGTATTTTCCTTTCTATATCATACATGGTTTCACATATATAGAATAACTTGTCTGCTTTTATATCTCTACATTCTACATATGACTGTAATTCAGTGGATATCGCTTTAGTAAAATCAAGGAAGTGATACAAAGAAGTTATTTCTCCTTCGTAAGAATAGAAAATTCTGTATGGATTTATGGGCAGAGAGTTTTCCCACCCATCGAAGTCAAACGCATCTCTTATGACCTTTACTATTTCCTTTTGAGGGATTTCAAGAAACTCTTCTATATCTCTATTAGAGGCACCGGATGCACACAGGCATAGTATATCGAGATTGGCGTACAGCTCCACTACCCAGCCGTCGATACCGAATTCTCTCTGATAGAAATCTTTTATGGCTTCCCAACTTAGTTCGTTCATTTTATAGGACTTCCTATTCTATCTAGTTCTTCCTGTAGTTTAGTTATTTGATTTATGATCTGTGCAAATACTTCTACATCCATTGTCACGAATACCTTTACGCCGTCTCTTACTCCTGAGAACTTACCCATCAAAAGAGGTATTGAATGTGTTGCATCTGCTTCCATTCTAACCTTGTCTAGCCATAGTTTTTCTAATCTGAAAGCCTTTGCCTCTCTATCTTTAGATGGATTATATCCCACTTTACATTCTATCTTAAACGGTCTGGGAATAGATTTTACTTTGCCTATCACGTCGGATGTAAGTATTGGCTCTCCCAGGCTGGTACCTATTGCACCACTTCCTGGTATTCTCTTGAACTCTCCATCTTTTATAATTGTATTTAACAGGTCTACGGTTAGACGTTCAAAGTCTGAGCCTTTACGCTTCTGGGGATTCGGCATTTTCTGGATACATCCCTTCGTATGCTTTTCTCATATCAATCGAGTAATGCTGTCTGGTTATTTGGTATAATGCTAAAGCAGACGTTACCCCAATCCCCCTCCAGAAATCTTCCAAAAACAGCACCGCTGCCGCAGAGAAAGACAGCCACAGAACGACGCTGTACAGCACTGGCATGATAGTAAAGTTGTAAAGACCACTCCAATTTATTTTAATCGATAATTTCTTCATCGTTTTCCTTTCCTAGGCTAGGTGCATTTGTGGTTGAACCTCCGGACAGCATCTTGTTTGTCTCAGGAGAGACCATCAATAGTAATATGATAATAACCAACAAGACGTACTCCATGTCACGCCTCACTCATCTTATATGTAGGTGCGTTGTACTTTATTACTACGGTTCCAGGAGGCCCGTTTCTGTGCTTTAGGATTATATATTCCATGAGGTTTTTGGCTTTGGTTTCCTTGTAATAATATTCGTCTCTGTATAGACCTATAACGAAGTCTGCATCATCTTCGATGCTACCCGCCTGTTTCATATCAGAAAGTATGGGTCTTTTATCGTCTCTGGCTTCAACGTTTCTATTCAACTGAGAAAGAAGAATGCTACAAATTCCTAAATCGTTAGACATTCCCTTAAATAATTTAGTCAATCGTCCTATCTCTTGTGTTTGATTTTCATCTCTCTCAGTTGCCATCTGAATATAGTCAAGATAGACATTCTGAATCCCATACTGCTTGCGGTATTTATTTATTGTAGACTCTAAGTAAAATGGGTCTGAGCATCTGAAATTGTAATCAAGGTAAATGGGCATTGTCTTGATCTTAGCTATGGAAGCATAGACTTTATCTACCTGTTCTTGATTTAGAATTCCCAGACGTACATTGGTACTAGGAAGGTCTGCATCAATAGAAATTAGACGTTCAAATAACTCCTGTGGTCTCATTTCTCTTGAGATTAGAAGTGTTGGTACTCCGTTTATTCCATCAGCCAAAACAGAGTTACACGCTATACTGGTCTTTCCGCTTCCGGGTCTACCTGCTACAATCACTAAATCTCCAGGAGACTTTCCTCCGGTAGCTTTGTCTATACTTGGAACTCCCCAAGATGTCCCTCTAATTCCTGGATTAGACATTCTCTGCACAATTTCGTCAAATGCTTTCTTAGCTATCTCAGATAAATGGATTGTGTAGCTTCCTCCTCCTAATCCAGTAAGCTCATCTAGACTATGTTTGGTAAGTTTTATCGTGTCATTTATGTTATCTGCATTTAGGTTTTCTTTCTTAGCAGACGAAACAATAGATAGAAATGCTCTACCTTTATAAGAAGCTACAACTATTTCTACAAATTTCTTGAAAGACTCTTCGGATACTTCTTCCCTATTGATAAGTCTTTCGATTTCTTTCTTCCCCCCAACCTTATCTAGCATGTTCTTAGACTCTAGGCTGGCTAATACTAGTTGTGGGTCTGGTAATAACTGCTGCTCCTTTAGATGCTCAAACTCTTCAAACAGTATTTGGTAGGGAGTAGCAGACATCATGTAGTGTCTAAGTCCGTCTGTGGAATGAACTAGTGATGGATTTCTTAGTATTCCTGTTATTACCGATAACTCGGAGTCCACAGAAAAAAGTTTATTATCTGCCATTACTCAAGCCCTTCCGATGATGGTATCTTTAGTTTCTTTTTTTCTTTTTCCAACTGCTCAATTTCATCATCAATAGTTTCTATGTACTTATCCAAGTTCTGTCTTGCTTGTAATATAGAATCTTGGTGCGAACTCTCAAACCTTCTTTTACATATCTCATACAAATATGCGTATGGATTTTCCAGTCTGTCCGGTTTACTTCCCTTCATATCTAGCACTGAGAAGAATATTGTAAACCTGCTAAATGTTTTTACCAGCCGGTTGAACATGATTATCTCAGATCGAGATACCTTAATATCGTAGAGACTACAATAGAGGGACGACAGAATAACTCCCGGATTGTCTGCCGTTTTGAGTTTTTCATAATAGAATTCTGATGAGTTTTCCACACTATTTCTCCAATACTAAATAATAACAGTGGGTCTTTCTGGCATGTTTCTGTATCTTCATGTTAGGAGAGAACAGAACGTTGTCTCCTCTATATAGAATAAATGTGTCTTTTACTTTGTACCCCAACTCGAAAGCATATTTCATTATCTCAAAATGAGACCAGTATTCTTTTCCTCCGTCTATAGTATCTTGGCATTTGAATGCAACAATACCACTTGGCTTTAATATTCTGTAGAACTCTTTCAAAGACTCTCTATAGAATTCCCATAAAGAAGGAATAGAAGTAAAGGAAGAAAACCTGTTATGTATGATTCCTTTTGCTTCAGATTTTACCCTGACTACAAATGGGGGGTCAAACATCACACTATTTACACTAGAGTCTTCAAGAGGCAAATCAGTTGCGCTCGCTTGCTGTACTTCATCAACTTGAGGATTAATGTCGAATTTGTACTTTGGTGTCTCCAGTCCTTTCCAGAATACTCCTTTGCTATATGTAGGGTCTACATCAAATGCATTTCCGTTATTGTGCAGATTTATTATAGCAGATATAATTTCTTGATCTGATGACATAACAGTACGATAATACTTAGACCAATCAATCTTTTCTGTCATTGTAGCCTTTCTATTGGGGAGGGACTAGTCCCTCCCCATTTACTATTATCCACCAAACATCTGATCTATCGCACTCTTAATCTCATCTTCTACATTCTCTGTAGCTGTAGGAAAATCGGAGTCCAGTGCTTCTTTCTTTGCACGACGAACAGCAAATATATCCTTCAGAGAAGCTCCGTTGAAAGCATCAAGCATTTCATCAGGAGACAGCTTTACTGTAACATTGCTTAGATCGTATAGTGCCTGTTCTCCTATATTTGGTTCATCTTCTTTTCCAAAGAACTTATGAGAAGGAGTAATTGTCTTTTCTCTTTTTTCTCCCTTTACAATCAAAGTCCAGTCGTAATGACGAATATCAATACGTTCGTCTTTTTCATTACGGATAGCCCTTGACATTGTTTTCAGGTCTTCGATAAGCATCGGGCCGCAGGATAAAACCTTTACAAGACCATCTGCTTTATCAATAACATTCAGATAGAATCTTGGTCGTCTTGGGCACCAGCCCTGTACATCCTTGTAATCCTCCGGATGTTCGTACAAAATCTTCTTATTGTTCTGACAGATTGGGCACTCGTCCCCCAAGCATTCTATATAACTGTAGCCAACATAATGAGTCTCTTTACGAGTCTCCATAGGGTCTAAGATACGAATTGTATACTCTCCCTGCTTCAAAGCAAGATACTGTGTTTTCTTGTAGCCTTTCTTTGTCTGGACATCATCGTCAATTGTTGCACCAAAATTATCGGACATCTTCGGTCTCCTTTTTTGCTCTTTCTAAATATTCCTTCGCTGTATATTTATTGGCAGATTTTTGAATCTCTTCGTAAAGTTCTGCCATAGTTTGCTCGCGCTGCTGCTCTAGGTATTCCAATACATTCTCTATTTTGTCTTTTACTATCCTATCGATCATGTTGTAGTATTTTCTGTAGGCAATCTCGCAAGAGATGCTCTGCTGCATAAATAACAAGCCCACTACTTTCTCATTCTTAGCAAGGTCTTCTGGAACATCCTTAAGAACAGTACTAAATTTGACGTTCTTGAAATCACCAAGGGGATAAAGCCTCTCTACACCAATATCTCTTTTCATTCTTCTCCTTCCATTCCGTCTTCAATATCATTCAACAAATCAGCTATTGTTGTCTCCCTATGTAGCATATTATAACACTCTTCAGTGATTTTTGCAAGGGTACTCTTATCATTCTCTAATGTTTCTCTAGCCGCCGCCTTTCCCTGACCAAGGTTCTGATCCTCAAAGTAATAATAAGCTCCCCTTTGTGTAACTATGCCCAACAGCTTTGTAAAGTCCAGCAGGTCTGATAAGTAATCAATCCCCTGACCGAAGATAATGGGGATAGTAAAGCTCCTAAATGGTGGGGCTAGTTTATTCTTCTTCACTACGAACTTGGTCACAATTCCCACTTTCTCCTTGCCCCTAGTCAAGTCCTCTCCTTTGGTTAGAGATATTCTAACGGCTGCATGGTGCTTAAGTGAATGACCTCCAGGCGTAGAATAACTCTTTACATAAGAGCCTACGTTGTCTCTAATCTGGTTTAGTAATAGCACTGCTACATTTCCGGTTCTAATGGAGTAGGAATTTCTTCTACAGAATTTAGATACCAGTCTAGGAATTTGCATCATGGTATCTTCGTCAAATTGCTTTTCTTTCTCTTTCCTTGAAGCCATAGCTCCTATAGAGTCTATTATAACCAAATCAAATTCACCAGAATCTATTCCCCACTCTGCCATCTTGAAAGCATCCTCTGCTGAGTCCGGTGTTAGTAGTAGGATATTATCAATTAATACGTCTTTTCCCAATACAGATGAAATCGTTTTGGTGTTCAGGAGATTTTCAACATCTAAATATAGGGCTTTTCCTCCAGCATTAGCTACTTGTTTAGCAGTATTCAAAGCTACTGTTGTCTTTCCGCTGCCCTCTGGGCCAGAGATTTCTGTAATCATTCCTCTAGGTATACCACCAACCCCTATAGAAGTATCCAAAGAAAGACATCCCGTTGAGATAGCTTGTATTTCTTTATTATGGTTATCTAAGACCTTATCGCCAAACTCTTCCAAAACCTTATCGATGAAAGTTTCATTTTTTGCTCTCGCCATTATTTACTCCATCTTTCTTTAACTATGTCGTATCCTTCCACTACAGCAGGAATTGTTCCTAGAAACGGCTGCTCTGCATTCACCATTTCCATCTTTATAAACTCTCCTGCTTCTTTAGCCACTGATTCGTGTATTTCAAATAGTAATTCATCGTGGATTTGCAGTAGGATTCTAAACTTATCACCAAATGGATTATTACGAAATAGATTTACCATAGAAATTTTGATAATATCTGCGCCTCCTCCTTGAATAATATGATTGAAACCTTCCCTCTTTACTCTAGCTTCCCAAAATAAATAGTCATTTGAATTTCCCAACAGGGGTTTGACTAAATTATATCTTCTTCTACCGAGAGGAGTTACGGAATATCCCAACTCCATAATCTTCTTCTCTGCCATTTCTTTGAATTTATATAGTCTTGGGTAGCCTTTCCAATACATCTTAAGTTTTTCTAAAGCTTCTGCAATTGAGCATTTCAAACTCTTGCTCAATCCATATTCCGTAGTTCCGTAGATAATCTCGAAGTTTCTAGTCTTACCCCATTTTCGTTCTTCCTTGGTAACATCCTTCAAATCCTTATTATTAAAGTTCGCTGCTGTAGCTGTGTGCATATCATATCCCTTTAGATATGCTTCTATAATTATAGGGTCTCCACTTACTGCACCAGCTAATCTATATTCTTGTTGGCTGTAGTCGCAAGAAATAAATACATATCCCGGTCTTGGAATAAAGCACTCTCTGTATCCCCCGTCTGTAGGAACGTTCTGTAGGTTTGGTCTGCTTGATGAGAATCTGCCAGTTTGTGTTCCTACTGTAGAATACTCGGTGTGGACTCTTCCTGTAAATGGATGAATGTCTTTCAGAAAACTTTCTCCGTACTGCGAGATTTGCTTTTCCACTCCAGAAATCTCTAATAATTTGCTAACTATAGGAAACTTCGCTGCATGTTTCTGAATTATTTTCTCGTTACTACTAGTAACCCTTACTCCATACATATTTAGTATAGCAACCTTTTGCTGCCAAGAGCCTAGATTTATGTGCTCACAAATCCATCTCTTCATAAGAGGCAGGTCTGTTATGCTTTCCAGAGCGAGCCTATCTCTCTTTGTTTTTGTACCTTCTGAAATCTTTAGCCTGCTCACAAGTTCCAGACCATTATTTACCTTGAATTTATTTATAGCATAGTCTGCTATCTCTGGAATCAGTTTGTCATTCAGCTCCTCAAGATGCTGTCTAGCGACTCTATCTAATTTTATCCATTCATCTCTATTCAAAGTAATTCCGTCATATTCCATCTTGGCAACAATAGGAATGAGGTTTGACTCTAGCTCTATTACTTTATTCTGATTTGTTTCTTCAAACTGCTTAATTTGCGCTAGATAAATGTGTTCTAGAACTTTCACATCCAATGCAGAGTAGTTAAGTTGTTTCTCTGTGAACGGTTGGTCTTTTGGGTAGTTTATGAATTCTTTTCTTACTTCCTTATCCATGAATGTATCTGAATACTTTTCAGCTAGCTCCTCAAGACTAAAGTACTGCTTACCGCTTCCAGAAAGAAGTACCGCTTCCGCTGTCATTGTATCATATACATTTTCTAGTAAGAACCCTGTTCTATGGTAAATAAACTTTAGATCGAATTTTGTATTGTGGAATACAGCTCTGCTGTTGTTACCTATCCATCTAATCATTCCAGTAAGAAATGCATATCCCAACTCTCGTACATCAAGTATGTAGATGTCTTTTCCAATCATCACCTGGAAAAGCAGAATCTCATCTACAAAATAATCCAATCCCGTTGTCTCTATATCTGCATAGATAACGGCAGGAAGCTTTGTTGTGTTCTCTAGAAATGTATCTAATTTCTCCACCGTATCTATCAATATATAAGACATTTATTTCCTTTCAGTTATATATTCCTGTCTAAGATTTTCTAGCAAGATACCCAAAGTATTTTTTCCGTTCCCATTACAATCACTGCAATAACATACTCCCCAAAAATTATCGTGCCAATAATTGCCCTCTATTAGCTTTATATTTTCTGTCTCTATAAGCAACTTTTTTAGGTGCTCGTTCTGATCGAATTTTGCTTTAATGGTATCTAACATCATCTGTACTTTAACGTCTTCCCAATCTTCTCTTAGGGTTACTGATCTACCAAGGCGTTTAGCTTTTCCCGGAGTTTCGCAATCCCTTATCGCCAGTTTTTCCGACATAATGTTTGTTTTCCTAGATTGGAACGTGTGCTCGGACGAAGAAAATACTATTCGGTACTTTGTATCCTCTACACTGCATGGGAAGAAATTAGAAAGAAAAGCGTTCCAACCAGTAAATTCTTTTATCATTTTACTCCTTTCCTAAGTACCAGCACTGTGCGGGATATATTAAATGTTTATCATTTCCTGCACTTCCTACTATATCTACAAATGATCTATGCAATTTACAGTTGCCTACATTAGAATCCATAAGAAACAAATTCTTATTGGTCATCTTATACAGTACCGTTAGGTGGCTATCAATCCCTCCCAGAGATAATATTATAACTCTTTTGTCTAGTTTCAAGAATAGTTTAGACTCTTCCCACCACTCCCCAAGTTCGTAAAGACCTCTCTTGTTAGTTGCACAGAAGGGTATCCTATCAGCTATTACCTTATCCATTATATCGGTTACTTGTCGATGTGTAATTCCTTCTTCTATAATTACCTTCTTTAGTATCCGTCTCTTAGCCAAATGATGAATAATATCTTTAAACAGTTGGTGACTTTCTTCGGGAGTTGAATCATTTATTATTTTATCAGCATTGATAATACTATAAATCCCACAAAGGAAGTCCAAATCACCTTGTTTGAATGTCTTCAATTCAACCTCATTCATAAGAATTATATCACAAAAGCCCTTGATAATCAAGGGCTAAAGTTAAGTGTTGTATTAGAATTATTTATTCGGTAGAGGCTTAAACACTGTTCTACCTGATATGGTTGTTACTACTGTACTTCTGAATGGGGCTTGCGCTTCTCCATTATGAGAAACGTTCGGCTGTTTTATGTTCCTGAACGGGTTCCCCCCACTCAGCCCAGTAGTAATCACTTTTTGCATAGGAGTTGTCATATTATCTCCTTTAAAATAAAAAAGAAGCAGGCATGTGTTTAATTTTTTATTACCAATTTAGCCGCTGACTTTATACTATTGTCTGGTCGGACACTGCTTCCTAATATACCTTATTTACTTTTTTTTTGGTGGTTCATCCAAGCTTTTCTTTGATAGAGGTGCTTGGGGTTTCTTTTCAGTTTCTACGGCTATCTTAGCTCTATCTCCCTTTGATTCTGGTGGGTTTGAAGAACTGATTGGTTTTGTCTTATCTGTCATTATTTCTCCTCGAAATAAGATTTGCACTGTGGGTACTTCTCCAGGAATTTATCTATGAACTGTGAAAACTCTTGTTCATTTTCTTCTGCGCTTTCCTCTTTTCCCTTATTTTTCCACTTGCTAAAGCAAACTGCTGCTCTCTGTTTTGTATCTGGAAACTCTTTGCCCATTCTAGGCTCAGACATGCATCTACTTACGAACTCTTCTCTTGTTTACTTTGGATTTGGCGTAGGCATTCTTACTCTCCTAGTAATTTATTTCATCGCCTTTTGTAAATGGATAATTATCGTCTCTTAATTTTATCTCATTCTTTTTCTTCTTTTTACTTAGAGACTTCGTTAGATAATCCTGATTAATCTTATTATCCAAAAGTAAAAGTAAAATAAACCCCACAAACGGACTACAAGTAATGATAAATGTACTCAAGGGGATCATGGTATTCTCCTTTATAGTATGGGATAAGAGATTTGAACTCCTGACCTCGCCCTTCCAGGGGGCTTGTTCTACCGGACTGAACTAATCCCATATATTGTGTGTGGTTTTATACTGGTTTGCCACACCCCAGCAGAGAGATGCCTCTAAGATACGCCCATCTCCAACTTTTCTCTAGAGCCGCTGACTAGAATCGAACTAGTAATCGAAGCTTACAAGGCAACTGGTATACCATTTACCTACAACGGCAAGCCATAGGTTTTTATTCAGAAACCTTTTGGTAAAAACTGCACGACACTTTTATCTAGAATAGGAGAAAGCCGTGACTTCCCAGTGCGCCCCAGTGGTAACGATCCACTACCTTCTGCTCTTCAGGCAGACGTACAGACCATCTATACGAGAGACACATATCAGATTACATATGTGTGGATACGATCCACAAAACAGTGTAAGTGTTTTTACCTTGATTTGCTGTATGTAATCTTAGTAGCGGATACGGGAATCGCACCCGTTTTGAGAAGCTTATGAGGCTTCTAGGATAGCTTACCCTCCACCCGCATCGTAACTAATCATTATTTATTTTATCTTGCTTTCTTCTGTATACTTTTAATTTGGCAAAAACTCTGCCACTCAGGAGAAATACTGGTACTTCTATCATCAGCTCTAGAGAGCCATTCATAAATAGATGTCGAAAGCTAATATAGCTATACTGCTCACACCAACGAAATCCCATGCATTGTAGAACCGTTTCCATAAAAACTATAAAGATTATACCCATAAGTTTCTCCAAATTATGTAGGCGGGCTATAGGGGAATCGAACCCCTGACGTTTGTTCGACAGACAAATGTTTTGCCTCTAAACTAATAACCCTCGTTGCCTGATTTCCACAGTTTATCACGGAGCGCGACTCCCGTGTACGGCTTTAACGTCAGTCTTCCCAGTGGGACTCGAACCCAACATCCATAGATTGAGAGTCTATGATACTATTCCTTTATACTATGGGAAGAAATCTAGGAGGGTACTATGTACTTCGCATATCTGCTTTCGCAGCCTCCCAAGAGAGCCTACAGAGAATCGAACTCTGTATTACGGTTTTGCAGACCGCTTCCTGGCCGGTTGGATTTAGGCTCATGTACTAGTTAGTGAGAATAAACTGAGTATGTTCCATCAGAGTCAAATTCTGGTTCCCAAGCAGATACGTGTATTGCAGTTGGGTTAATTCTTTTTAGAATTTCTTCTGCCTCCTTTTCGGAATTAGCTTTTATAATTCCGTATTCAAAGTTTTCAGAAGAATATCTCCAAGCTATGCTGTATACATACAAGTTCATAATACAACCTTTCTCTAAAGAGCATCTAACAGGAGTCGAACCCGTATCAAAAAGTTCGTAGCTTTTTATCCTATCCATTGAACGATAGATGCATTTAGTGTTCAGTAGTACAAACTTCCTCAATATCTTCTTTTAGCTCTCTTACATCTATGTATGATAGGTTATAATAATATGTATTTTCACCGTAGCAAGATTTTCTGTGTATATCTTTAGCGTCTTGCTCCGATTCTGCTTTAATTACATAATATGTAGTATCGCCCTTGTAACTATCAAGAAGAAGATATAATTTCATTTTAACTTCCTTTCTAGGCGGAGAATAGTGGATTTGAACCACTGCTTCCTTTTACAGAAGAATACCGTTTAGCACACGGGTACTTTACCACTCAGTCAATTCTCCGTTAGGATTCTAGCGGAATCCTTTTTTGAGGCTAATGACTATTGCCTAGGCGCAACCGATAGGACTCGAACCTACATGTGTCCATTACCCTTTCAACATGTTAGAAGCATGAGGGGATACGGAAGCGTGTGCTCTGCTTTGTGGAGTAGGTGAAGCAGAGGAACCGTTTTCGACTTTAACTCCCGTCGGAAATCGTGTCCGACAATAAGGGTAGTCTAAGAGACTCGAACTCTTATTCGCTCTTTCACAGAGAGCCGTAATGACCTTTATACCAAGACCACCATATCAGGAACTTTTGATCCTTCCTGTTTCTAAATTCTTTAATTGCTCGACAAATGCTTTAGCTTCCTCATACTGTTCTTTAGTAATCTGTGTCCAGTTACTAGGAGCCATTTGTATATCAACTGCTAACAATCTTCCTGTTTCGTTGTGCTGCCAGTATCTCATTAGTCATTCCCACAGCGAGTACAATACCAAACCTTGTCTGAATCTTTCTTCCATCTAGTAATAGCATTGCAAATTGAGCACCAACGAAGTCCGGAAAAAATTTTCTTTAGCATACTATGTTCCTTTCTTGTGGACATGGATGGATTCGAACCACCGCATAATCGCGTATCAGACGATTGAATTAACCACTTTTCTACATGTCCATTTATTACTATCTACCATCATAGTACTTGTTTTCATTTGTCTTTTTACCAACACCACCGATTGACTGGTGGTTTGTTCTTTGTAGATAAACACCAACTACTAAGAAGAACCCTGCGGTAATAATTGTGCTGCTTTTATCGTTTAGTTCACCATAAATAGTTGCCCATGTTATACTAACAGCGATTATAGCCTGGGTAACTTCCCATATAAAGTTAATTCTTCTTTGTCCTGCTGTAACTAAATCCTCTTCCTCTGTAGTTGTAGATGGGATGTTCTTTCTTGATTCATCAGTAGTTTTCTGCTTCACCATTCCTTTCTCCAATTGATAGTTTAGCTGCTCTACATGGACTCGAACCATGACTCCTTCGGTTAACAGCCGAGCGCATTGCCAGTTATGCTATAGAGCAATATTATATTTGATTTGTTTGTAGTTTGAAATTAATAAATAGAATTACCTCAAGAATGTAAGCTGCAAACATAAATGTTGTAAAAATCCCTACCAAGTATCCAATAAAATCCATGTTTTCCTTAAGTAAATCAGACTCCGTTTGGTTTCCATTTCTAGTGAATTTTATGTTGCTGTATGGAGTCTAGTCCTGCCAGAAGGACTCGAACCTTCATGTGACCAATTAAGCTTCTACCGTATATAAGACGGGCGCTATATGGCAGGATATTTATTTTTCAGAGGAGCAAGAGGGAGTTGAACCCACAAGCCGGAGAATACCGACCTACACTTTTCAAGAGTGCTACATACGCCAATATTAGTTGCTCCTTGTGAGGAGTTTTTTATTTATACTCAGAGACTCCCAAGCCGTTTTTCACCGACCAGTTCCCTCTAAAACTGAGTTTTTGTCTGCCTGAACGTCTATAGACGGGGCATAGTGGACGCTGAGGGATTTGAACCCACGAAGCATTTCTGCGATAGATTAAAAGTCTATTGCCTTTAGCCACTCGGCAAAACGTCCAGACTACCAGACTCGGACAAAACATCCGGATTTTATATAGATTGTAAGCTATACTCTTGATTCATCCGATTCACTGTGCTGATTGTGAACTTGAGTGGATTCGAACCACCAACTTTCGGTATGTAACGCCGATACTCTGACCATTGAGTTACAAGTTCATTTAGTGCCACCGGAGGGAATCGAACCCCCACTAATAGCTTAAGAGGCTACTACACTTAACCGTTATGTTACGGAGGCATTATAGAGACCGTCAAGGAATTTTTCTTTTTCAATCTCTTTATTTTTTCTTTCTAATTCTCGAACATAAACTTCCAACCAATCATCAAAAGAAGCATCCCTATCTCCCCAAGTTTGTCTATAAACTGTAATGGGTCTTTGTACAATTCCTAGAAGCTTGTGTAATTCTCTTGCTTTTTCTTCAAGATTGGTTTTCATCTTCTGTTCCTTTCTTTGTGGGCAAGATAGGATTCGAACCTATTCATCCGAAGAGGGTGATTTACAGTCACCTACGACTCTCCAACTTCGCCGCTTACCCATATAATCAGACTACTTTTATTTTTCTCAACATGAAAGTTTATTTGGGTTGCTGTAAGTAGTCTAGTGGGCTAGGAGGGAGTCGAACCCTCATGTATCTCTACACTTCGGTTTGAGCGAAGCTTGTCTGCCAATTCCAACACAAGCCCATCTTTGCTCCCCTAATTTGTACCCCTATTATACATGATTTCTATTCAATTGTCAAGGGGCAATTTTTATACTGCCGCCCACTTCAGGTCGCTCAGCGTACCGCTTTTTATAAAAACCCTCAGTAGGTCAAGACGGATACTGCCCTCAATGGTGGGCGGTAGTGCAACTAAAAGGAGTCGAACCTTCACGGATTTTACTCCACTGGTTCCTAAGACCAGCGCGGCTGCCAGTTACGCCATAGTTGCATATCCAATTTGGCACGATTTCTAAGACCCTACGGTGTCAATCCAGTTAGTCCTATAAGGTACGAGGCGAATTGGTAAGCCCTCGGACTGTGCTCGTCAGCAGAGGTCAGTGGACACATAGGGACTCGAACCCTAATGAATTGCTTGCAAAGCAATCGTAATCCCTTTATACGATGCGCCCGTTCCCCTAATTTTTATACTGTTTCTTTCTTAGTTTCTTCCAGTTTCTCTGATACTTATGTTTCTGATTGTCTCCAAAATGGGGCTTACAGAAAGAACAACTTGTGTACAAGTATCTTCTAGCCATTTTATAGACTCTAGAACTGTCTGTGGTCTCCATGATAGAATAAGGCTTTCTAAAACTCATGAAAACTCCGTATTTAATTTTAAGTTCTACACTAAGAGGAATTATTCCTTCAAGGTACTAGGCAGTGTTTTCATCCTTCGCACGGTTGTTTTTAATCTCTTCTTTAGGAGAGGCTTGTTTTGCCAGGCCCGCATCTATACCGCCATTTTAGGACACCAGTAGTGTAGAACTCAGAGCGACTAAAGAGAATCGAACTCTTTTCACCTGCTTGGAAGGCAGAGGCAACAACCAATATACCATAGTCGCATTTTATGAAGTTCCCAGTTACCACCAAGGTCAAATCCCTCTACTCTATTACCGCCTAAGCGTCTATAAGAGATACCATTTCCTTGCGGGGTTGATTGAGCGATTGGAGTCGAACCCTACGCACTTCAAATGTTTTTGGAGCGAGTACTAATCGTGTTCAAACTTAACGGAGTTCCTCGCATAAGTGAGATAGCTTTCGTGCATCTCGACGCTGACATTTTTCAACATTCAGTGTTTAGCCCATAGCTAGCATATTTCAGGGCAAGGCAGGCATTGTAGGAATCGAACCTACATCGCAAAGGTCAGAGCTTTGCATCCTACTCCGTTAGACGAAACGCCTATATTAAGTTGGTAATGTAGAAGTAAGGCAAATTACTATGCCAAATATTGCAAGTATAGCTATAATTACTATGATCTGAATTCTTCTAAATCCTCTGACTAAATGTGTGTTAGTATTATCACTGCTTCTTACTTTCTCTGGTGATTTACTATCATCAGCAGATGTTGGCATAAACAATCTCCTTCCTAGCAGGCAATGAAAGAATCGAACTCTCGGTTTCGCTTTTGGAGAGCGATGGTTTACCACTAACCGAATTGCCTATGATGAATATATTATAGCATATTTATATTATCTTGTCAAGGGTCAGTCTAAAATAACTTGCTTACCCTCTAGATAGTCCTGAAATCTTTCATAGTCCCAAAAGAACACTGCGTCATTTAAGAACTCATGCTCTAGCTGAATAAGTGGCATGGTCTGTCCGAACATAAATCTATCGAACTCAAGTCTAACAAATTCATCCTTTACATCACTTATTCTAACGTAATCATAGCCGTCCCCATTACGTTTTACTACTTTATAAACAGGTAATTCTAATCTATTTCTCATAATAGGGCCTTGTTATAATCCTTATAATGTGGTATAATAGGGGCTATCAGCAGCAAACACTACTTAATTGTACCATTAATCTTGTATTTTTGGAGGTTTTTATGTGATTAATTCAGATTTTAAGTACATTTTAGCATATTATTTCTATTTTGTCAAGTACATATTCTAAGGAGAAAGGAATTCCAATGGCAGAAAAAGCTTTGCAGGTAATAGAAAAGACTGAAATTGAAACAAAGAATATCGAAGTTGGGGAGTGGGGATTGGACTTCAAGGGACAGCTTAGTACAGAAGAGTGGTTGGATGCCGTAATCAAGTTACAGAAATTTGACGGTAAAATCCAGTGGTATTTGGGAGATTTGGCGGTATATGCTGAAAGTCCTACGACTGGATGGGGAGAGAGTAAGTATTCTGATTTGATTGATGCTACTGGATATAGCTATCAAACTTTAGCACATTTTGCTAAAGTTGCAAGAAGATTTACCTCTAACGGTAGAGAGAAGGTCTTTAAACAGTTGCCGACATCGGCAAACATTTCATTCAGCCATTTTGTAGAAGTAGCCCCACTAGATGATAATTTCGCCTTCTACTGGCTAGAAAAAGCTGCTAAAAACGGATGGGGTGTGTCCAAATTACGTGATGAAATCCGCAAGTGGAAGGATGAAAAGGAAGGGATTATTGATGCCGAAGAGGAAGATGAGAACGAGTACGAGATTCCTACTTTCGCACAGGTAACTAAAGAAATGGCTACTTGGGCTAAGAACTACGCTAAAGATAATTCGGCTGATTTTGTCAGAATTCAAATCATCAAGGGCGACAAAGTAATTGACGAAAAGACTACTGAGGTTTACTAAAATGATCGAGCTTGCAAAACCGCCTAAGATAGATTATACTACATTTGTAGAAGTCATTGCAAATAATATTCAAACTAGCCAGCTAAAGGAAGTAGTTCCTCAGAATGAGTGGAATAAGGAACGACTGGAAAAGGAAAGGGAATACTTCCTATGGTGGCTACGGCAGCCTGATAGAGGCGGTAGATTCAGATTTACTGACCAGCTTTCAGCCTGGGAAGCCTATAAAGTAATCCATGAACCGATAGAATTGGATGAAAATGAGGAATTTACACCCTCTTGGATGGATGAAATCAACGAAAAGATCAACGAAGCTATCAGTCTAGGGAACTACAATGACTTTGGTGGGCAACTCTAATATTCCTCTAATGTAAATCCCTTGACTTTCTATAAAAAATTCTGTATAATTAACTTATACAGACCGCACCGGAGTTAAGTTAAAGGATTTTCTTAAGTTAACTTATAGTTAATGTGAAGAGAGTTTAGAATAATTACTTGCGGCTACGCCGCGGAGAGAGTAGGACGAACTTCCTACTCTCTCCTGTATTAAACTTACTTTTCTATGAAAGGAACACTATTATGACTCTTTGGGATGAAGAGGAGGAGACTCCAGAAACAGAGGAAAAGGAAATACTTCCTAGTGATGATGAACCAGAAAAAGTAGATTATAATGATGATTCTGAGGTAGGGCAGTATATAGAAAATGCTTGCTGGAACTAATAAAAGAAAGGAATCCAAATGAAGGAAAGAATAGAAGCCGTACAGTTTGTACCATTCCTTGACAGACTTACTGTGAGAGTTTTTAGACAATTGAATAGATTCCATGTTCCTACGTCCAGAGAATATAGTGCTAGATATTCTGACGAAGCTAAGGTTAGAGCACTTGCCTATAATTTTATTGTACTTAATGAAATGGTGGCTCTTAGAACTATTGACGAAAGATTGGAAAGATGGAACTATGAACTTAAGCGATAACGAAAAGATTTTGATTCAGTATATCAAAGACCTTCTGAATATGCTCTCTGTCATGGTAATGTTTATCGAGAACATTGCACAGGCTGGGAAGTGGTATGAAACCAACGTACATAGGATGCCTTTCAATATGAGAGACAAGCACGAGGAGATTCTGGCTTTTCTAGCAGAGAATTACGATAGTCCTTTTACTGTCTTAGAAGAGGAAGAAGAAAATGTCAGCAAGAGTTAGTATTATTACTCCTTTTTACAACATTAGTCATGAGCAGTTCTGGAAAAGCCATAATAGTATTATGGCACAGACAAGCAAAGATTTTGAATGGATTTTGGTCAATGATGGATCAGATAATTCAGACTGTGCTCATCCGGATTACGATATTTTATTAGAGAGAAATTATGGTGCATCTGTAGCGAGAAATGTTGGTTTCCAGATTTCAAGCGGAGATATTATTACCTACTTGGATATGGGTGATGAATTAGCACCCGATAGAGTAGAGACTCTTATTGACTTGTTTGACGAACATAGACTCAACATGCTATTCTCTAATTATGATATAATAGATCATAACTATATGTTCAGAGTAGATCATTTCAGAATGTTTGATAAAGTTCATCCGTCCGATTACTTGAACAGCTTACAAAAGAACAACATCTCTATTCCTTTAGGAGTTGCTCATACAAGAAAGCCCTTCGTTGAAGCCGGTGGATTTCAGAGGGGAATTGTTTGTGGAGAAGATGGCATACTTTGGAGAAGAATGATTGATAAAATTCCTCATAATAGCATTCTATTCTCTGATGCAGTAGCAGGTACTTATTACGTTAGTGAGAGTGGACAAAGCAGGACGCAGAGAAGACCAGATATGGGCGGCTTCGCGTTTGATGGTAATCTAAAAGACAACGGAAAGTATTTAGACAAAAACTGGTATGAAACATATTCCAGCGAAGGATACTACGATTAAGGAGTCCTAATGGCAATTCAAATGCTAGATGGTACGTGGGCTTGCTCTATATGTGGAAAACGATATTCTAATTCTCCAAGAGCAGATAGTTGTAGGGAGAGCCACGATATGCTTTACATTCCTATGTCAAAGACCGAATTGAATAGACTAATCTACGCCCTAATGAATGAGGATTTTGATATGGTTCCGCCTAATTTGTGGAAAACCTTACAAAAATATTCAAAGGCACAAGTAATAGATGGGTAAGATAAAATGTCCCGTATGTAATTCGTGCATGTCCTATTTATACATAGACCTTGTAAGATATATATACTGTGGATTTTGCAAGGCGTACAGGCAGGGCCCGAATAATGACTTGCATATAGTTGAAAGTCCATATAAAGATAAAATAGAATCTAGTAAAGTAGATGACCCTGTGGAGAATAATGAACAAGAAATTCCTGAAAATGGCTAAAGAAGAGTCTAAAAAGTCTGATATGGACACTAAGGTAGGCGCTGTTCTTGTGGTAGGCAAGGATGTTATTAAGGGACACAACAGAAGCAAAACCCACCCCGAATTTGCCAATCCGGAGAAGCACATAAGAAAAAGTCTGCACGCTGAGTTGGATTGCCTTATTAAAGCAAGAAATAGAAAGTTCCCAGATGTTGTAATGACAGGAGGGATTTTGTATATATCAAGGTCGGTAAAAGATATTCCTGCTATGGCTCGTCCATGTGAGCATTGTCTTGGTTTTCTAAAAAAAGCCGGAATAAAAAGAGTAATTTACAGTACTTCCTATCCACCCTTTACAGAAGTGGAGGAATTATGATATACTCGTATGTGTGTAAAGAATGCGGAAAATATTTTGAGCTTTCTATGAGTGTTGGGGAATATAATTCTACAGACAAAGTGTGTCCATTCTGTACTTCGTCTTTAGTTAGAAGAACATATCAAGCTGCTACCGTGATATATAATGGAGATGGATTTACAAAGCAGACAAAGGAAGATGTAAAAGGGGAAGAATGAAAGTAGCTATTGTGGGTAGCAGAGATTGGAGTAATTATGGTATGTTTAAGCATTACATGGATCAGTTCAGTAGGCATATTTCTATTGATCTTATTATCTCCGGTGGGGCTAGGGGTGTTGATAGCATGGCCTATAATTATGCAGTTGAAAGAGGAATCACATTTGTATGCCATCCACCAAAGCCGGAAGATGGATACCCAGCAAAGTTCTTCCGAAGAAACCTTAGAATAGTTGAGCACTCAGAATGTGTTATAGCTTTTCCAAAAGGAAAAAGTACTGGTACAAGGCACTCTATCAGATTAGCTGAAAAGCTAAAGAAGACCTGTTATGTAGTGGAGATAAAATGACAATTCTGTATGATCTAATAGATCAAGACTTCGGAATTAGGGGAAACGGACGATGGTATCAGTCCCTTAAGCACGACAGTCTAGTGTATGATGCTGAAAAAGATCAGTTTTTTTGGAACTCTAGAGACATCAGAGGAAATGCCTTAGATTACTTGGTTCATGTAAGGCACATGGGGGCTAAGCAAGCTAGGGCACTTTTAAAGAGCACCTACAAACCAATAACTTATTCCGACGACAGAGAGCATCCAGTATATACACCTTATGTAAAGCTAATAGACACATTCTGGCTAAACGGATTCGATAATAGGGACTATTGGTATAGTCGGTGTATAACCGATGAAACCATAGACAGAAGAAGACTAGGATACTACGAGGGGTGGAATCTAGTCCCACTTGAGCTTGATGGTAAGTTTGTGAATTTTCAAATGAGAAGAGATGATCCAGAGAAGATGATAAAGCTATGGTACGAGCTACCAGGATGGTCTCCTGTATTAATAAACACAGAAATTCTTGACATCGTTGACACAATATTTATTACAGAAGGTTTAGTAGATGCAATTCTCCTTAGCCAGGAAGGTATCCCTGCGGTTTCTCACACCGGAGGCGGTGGATACTGGAACATAGAGTGGTGTAAGTATTTCAGCAAAATACAGAAGATTTACTACATTATGGATAATGATGAAATAGGAAGAAAAGCAGGACAAAAAGTAGCTTCCAATTTAGGAGTATACAGAACATATTTGTATAGCTTTGAAGATAGGAAAAAAGGCTATGATACAGGAGATTTCTTCAAAGAAGGCGGAACTGCTGCTGATTTCAAGAAGGAAGTCGAAGAAAATGCAAAGAGTATATTCGAGATTGGAGGAGTGAATGAAGGAAGATACAAAGGAAAAAGTTATAGAATATCTACAGCATCTCATAGAAGATATTAGAATCGGAGATGCTTTTGATTTAAGGGTAGGGGTAACTCGCCACTTCCATCAATATTCACTAGATGGAATGACCATAAAGCACATTCCTCTTGATGCATATACTGTTCAGCTTGACTACTGGAAAAAGGAGATTTAGATGATCGTAGGATTAGACATCGACGGAGTAATCAGACCTTGGCATACTAGTGTATATAGGCACTTTCAGATTTTCAAAGGTTTTGAAGGTACGGAGCGAGAATTTTGGGATTACTTCAGAGGCCTTGATAAGGATATGCAGGATTATTATGTATCCATTCCGCTTATGTATATGGACACTGCTCCGAGTAAAGATACTATTTATTATGTGAATAAAATTGCTGAAATAGCACAAATCTACTATATAACCTCCTGTCCAGAAGATATTAAAAGGCTGACCTCGAAATTTTTCAATATATACGGTCTGCCCTTTAAGGAGAATATTATCTTCTCAAAAGACAAGGCTAATTATGTACGGCTAAATAAGATAGAGTACTTCCTAGATGATCTGCCTAAAAATATAGACCAGCTAAAAGGCATTACTAATGCTTATTTGTTCAAAGCAAGTCACAATTGGGAAGTTAGGGATAACTATAATGTCATGAATTCTATGAAAGAGTTCTATGAACTTTTATTGAGTAAAACTAGACAAGAGAAAATTATACAGGAGTTAGGATATGGAAAATAAGTGGTTTGGAATGAATGATAGCTCTAATGAAGACCCAATAAAAGTTTATGCTAAAAAGGTAGAGATTAACAGAGCAAAACTATCAAATCAATTTGAAGATGTTACGCACATGGTTTTCGGAATTATTACTGAGTTAGGGGAATTGTTAGACATCTTCAAAAAGTATATGGCTTATGGGAAGCCAGTAGATTGGGTAAATGTTAAGGAGGAAATGGGGGACATTATGTGGTATTTTATAGGTCTATGCAACGTCTTAGAGCTAGATTTCTGGGATATTTTAGATACAAATATGAGAAAGCTAGATACTAGATATAAGAATGGATTTACCAAAGAAGAGGCTCACAATAGGGACTTGAAATCAGAAAGAGTAGTTTTGGAAGGAAAATCTAAACTAGAGATACTCACGGAAGTTAATCCTAGTGGCTGGATGGAGGAACATAATAAATAATAATGGATACTAAGCTAAATACTAAAGTTTTCTACGGTGATGGGTATGATATAGATGAGTCTCTGCTTGATAACATAACATACGAGCAAAGAGAATTACTGAAAGAGATGATGACTTCCGGGCATTATTCTGATGGAATAAATATCCACAAGTTCTTAGTTGATGACTACACTATTAATCTTGAAAAATTGGAACTGGCTGTTACTCTAGCAGTTACTGCACTAGAGGCTAATTCCCCCGACGAGGACGTAACTTTGAAACTGAGAAATCTGGATTTTTATTACAAAACTCGCGGAATAGTAGGAGATGAAGCAAAGGAAAGAGAAGAGAGAACATTTATCCTTGGATTTGTTTCTTCTATAGCGAGTGAAGTATCAACTAGGGATACATTGGTAGTAAAATATGTATCGTAGGCAGTGGATAGTATTGGAGGTTCTGAAAGCTTTTGCTTCCGGAGCTAAGTTTCTTTCTATGAAAGTTAAAGATCAGGATAAAGACCAGAGAAATCTCAAGAAAATGTTCCAAAGAAAGAACGAGACAGTAGACATTACGAAAGACCCAGACAAAGAAAGACTTTGGTTTATAAGGAAATGATAGAAATAATTAATAACGATAATATGGAAGTTCTTAAGACTATGGAAGAAAGTTCTCTGGATTCTATTGTAACAGACCCTCCGTATGGAATTTCTTTTATGAATAAGAAATGGGATTATGATGTTCCTTCTGTGAAATTCTGGGAAGAAGCTCTCAGAGTTTTAAAGCCAGGTGGGCATATACTTGTTTTTTGTGGAACAAAGACACAACACAGAATGGCTGTAAATATTGAAGATGCCGGATTTGAAATCAGAGATGTAATTACTTGGCTATACGGGCAGGGGTTCCCTAAATCTTACAATATAGCAAATGGTATAGAGGGATTTATTAAGAATGGAAGCTCTAATACAAAGGATTATAAAAAGTTGGAGGGAACACCTAAGAAGAAGAGCCTGGGATTTTCTACAACTTCTTTTGAGCAAGGCGTAAAGCCAGCAGATTACACAAAAGACGGTAAAGATTACCTAACAGATATTCAATATTCGACAGATGAAGCTTTACAATGGGACGGGTGGGGAACTGCTCTGAAACCTGCATGTGAATTTATTACACTAGCTAGAAAACCTATTTCTGAGAAAACAATAGTAAAGAATGTTTTGAAGTGGGGAGTTGGTGGAATAAATATAGATGCTACAAGAATAGAACTTAATGGGGAAATAGTACCTATAAATAAGTTGGAAGATTGGTCTGGTTTTGGTCAGCTACAAAAGCCGGAGTACATTCCTACAGAGAATGTCAAAGGAAGATTTCCCGCTAATTTAGTTTTAGACGAGATTGCAGGAGAAATGCTAGGAGAGCAAAAGAGATTTTTTTATTGTAGCAAAGCATCCAAAAAAGAAAAGGGAGAATTTTCTAATCATCCTACAGTTAAGCCTTTAGAACTTATGAAATATTTGGTTAAGTTAATAACGCCATTTAAGGGAAAATGCCTTGACCCGTTCTTGGGTTCGGGAACTACTGCACTGGCTTGCAAGGAATTGGGTTTTGATTTTATTGGCATAGAAAAAGAGAAAGAATACTACGAGATTGCTCTGAGAAGATTATAGTAGAATTTAGAAGTTTGTGAGTAGACGCAAAAAATCCCCACTGGAATTTCCAGTGGGGATTTTAGTTTAAATATTTGGTTGTAGTATTACTTTACTTCAATGTCAGGAATAATCACAGACGGTTTGAAGATTACCCGATAGTGGTACGGATCGGCATGTGCAGAGTCAATTTGCTCCGCGAAATACGTGACATTATCTGACAGACCAAGGAAGTGCTTTTTGAACTGATTTTCTCCTGTCTTACATGTCACAGATAATTCTACCCCACTTGTATCGTAGTTTCCAAGGGAACACAATCCCTCAATTTGCAGAATGTAATCACCCGTGATCCCGTTGTAGAAAACAATTCTACGGGTGATTTCAAAATTATCCGCTGCGGTGGATAGGTTTTGTGATGCTACATCTGCATCAGAGCACCCGGTCAGGAAAATCATCAGCATTGCGAATACTAACAGAAATTTCTTCATTCTTTGTCTCCTTTTGCTAAAACTAGATTCATATAATGCTTTATACCGTATCTTATTGTTGGAGTTTCTTCGCCATCATATAAATACACTGTCCATTTTGTCATAGAGATTATATAACTAGAGCGTAATTTACCAGTACTATACCAGTATCTCAATATTATTTCTGATGCCTGTTCTCTACGAAGAGCTTTTTCCAAGCAATGCCAAGCGTTATTTGGATATGTAGTTATCATGAGGGTTTCTTTTGTATATTCTTCCCCATCGAACGGTGACGTTCTAATTTCTACTATTTCAAATATCATTATCTTATCCATACTATCAGTGAAACTACCCACCCGACTGTTCCAATAGATAATCCCTCCATTATAAAGAAATATACTAAAGTGTATGGAAATGGGGGAATGAATAAACCCGCCCCTAAAACCGTACACACCCCTATGGATAGCAAAACAATTGCCACCCATACAGTAAGCTGCATTATAACGAATTCTGCGCCCTTGATTATTCTTTGTTCCATTTATTTACCTCCTACCAATCATTCTCAAATCCACCAATGCCAAGCTGTAGAATTTCTTCTTTGAGTTCATCCATTGAAACTTCCCCCCACCCGCCTTCCTTCTCTTCTATTTTTTCCTCAATAGACTGGAAGAAATCCACGTCGAATTCCTGCACTTCATATCTACCTAAGTACATGTCATCGTACCAGGTAAAATTTTTCACCTTCTCCTCGATAGACTTTAATGTGATAACCCACGAATAAATAGGAAGCAGCGGTTGTATAACAATATACATTTCCCACCTAGAATCTAGAGGAATAGATTTATCCTTGAGAACTTCTGTGGTAATCTTGATAATCTCTTTGTTGGCGTTCATGTAGGTGGACAGAAATTCCTTGGTGATTTCGTGCTTATATGGAATATTCATCTCATTTACCTCCAGCAGTTTGCGAAAGAACCAAGCATATAATACCCGCCCCAAATAAGCTGCCAGCAATCCCCTCAGCCCTGCTGAAAAGCAAAGATAAGATAGAACTAACCAACAAAACAAATCCAGCGATAGCCCAAAAATCCTTCATTCTATACTCCTTTCTATAGAATTTCAAATACTTTTTTTGTAGTTTCTTCAGTAGAATCAACTAGCCAGGCGTAGTCTACACACTGATACACAATTCTTGCTGCTTGTCCTTTTGATTCTGCCAACACAAGCAGAGTCTTCTCTGCACTTGAATTTTGAGAAATAAGTTTTACTATGAAAGTCTTAATCTTTTTCTCCTTTCAATTGCTGAAAAATAGTGTAATAAAAAATTTCTACAGCTTGTACGCCGATTACGAAATTAAAGAAGTGATGCCAAAGCATGTGTAGAGAACCAGACGCTTTCTCCTTGTCATTTCTTAGATACCAATAGTAATTTCTTATGGTGTTTATGACAATACATCCATGTTGTTCTGTTTCATGATTTAAATCACTAATGTAGTCGTAGAATTCTACAGAACCTCTGTCTTTCTTTTTATAAAAGGAAAGTATTTCATCAATTAGAGAAGAATAGTATCTATAAATGGTCAAATATTTTTCCTCTGCGTCTTCTCTGGACATAGTAGCGTAATCATCAGAATATCCTACTATTTTCTTTGCTCTAGTACTTGCATATACAAATTTTGTATTCATCTTCTCCGGTCCTATTTAGCCTTGAAATTATATATAGGTTTCACAATCATTATCCAACCTCTACTTCCGGAAATTCTTTGAATCCATATATTCCAGTACTATGAGAGTTTCCGGTTGATATAAAATCAGACCACTTAGACTCCGGTTTTTTCCCTTGTAAAAGGGCAGCAAACCTTTTTAAGGTTACTGGTAGTCTTTGCTTGTCTGATGACATGAACCTTAATGCTTGAATTTCTCCAGACAAAAGATTCTTCAAATATTGTACGATGTCATCACCAGAGTTATACAACCAGCCTATTCTTAATAGGGTCATGTAAGCACTTAACAATGGCCCATTTTCTGCCCATCTCCAGCTAAATTCTAAAACAACCGTTTTCTTATCTTTTGTTTTAAATCCTTTTGTTTTTGGGAAACCAAGTACATTCTCGAATTGATTCACTAGAAAAACAACATCATCCAGTTTTGCCTGCAAGTCCGTAGAGCCAGCTATCAGAGCGACTCTAAATTTTCTGGCAGAGATATTAAATCCTGCTAATTTCCAAGCAGAGTATTTATATTCGTTGCCAGTTTGATTTGTCTTTAGATACCAGAAATCATCCTGTATGAAATCTTTGCAAGCATATGGATAGTTCATGGCGGTGTTATTTTTCCCCAAAAGAGCGTATGTAAGAGAGGCATCATATACAAATCCAGATGTGGGTTTTGTTCCAAAATTAATATTAAGCATGGTTATTTCCTATGTGTTTTGAAATAAATTTCCCAGATCATCTTTCTTACTTCCTCAGTCATGTTATAATCAGGATATTCTTTGGGATTTTCATTGTAGAATTCCTGTACTTTATTTAGTAGGCTCGCCAGAGCAACTTTCCTACCTTTGCTCTTTTCAAACCGATCCTTATAGAACAGATGAGCCTGTCCCGTAATATTTGTATTATCGATTCCTATAGCATCATCTACTCTTATAAGTTCTGCGTAGGTAGACGTACCATTTCTGCTGAATTTTACACCGTATGTTTTTCCGTTCAGTTCAAAAAACATGCTATACTCCTTTGCTCAAAGTTTCTTTTACTAATTTTCTGACATTTCTCAGTGTATCTTCACTTAGAAATTCTTCATCAGCCTCATCCACAAGCTCTTCTACACTAATCTTGATCTGTAATTTAAGCTCTTTTGATAGATTACAGGCTGTATTAAGGAGCTTCTCTAATTCCTCAAGAAATTCCTCTCCAGATAATCCATCAAGAGATAGAGAACTTTCCAGGGTGTATTCATCTGCTCCTACGACTAAGTCCAGAAAAAGATAATCTTCGTGCGAATTTTCTGGAGTTCCCACATATATACTAAGATAGTTTTTCATTTTTAAGTTTAAGACTCCTTTCAGGAATTCTTAGCCTTTTCATACAAGGCTTTATTCATATTGCTGTGTTTGTCATTCTTGTTGACCACATATACCGTAATTACTACAGCGTCTGCTGAAACTACCAGTACAATATCTACTGGAAGTTCCTCAAACGAGAATCTAAAACAAGCTTTTTTTACAATATTATTTGAAAGATAATACTCAAATATGTTATCTACACGTATATTGCCTTTGTGTATTGATTTCAGTAGATATTTAAATAGACTTCTCCCATAATCTGCACAATACCCAACGATCTTTTCTACGGAGTGCGAAGAAAATACCATGCTGCTGGATTTGTAGAGATTATTTATAAATTCTTCCAGGATTTCGGTACTACCTGTAGGAAAGTAAATGTTCCTGTGGAATCTAAGAGATTTCTTCATATGTCCTCCTAATTATATCCATATACTTTAAGTATATGGATGAGTCTCGACCAGGGTCTATTTTTCCACATCTTTTAGATACTATTTTCATAGAAGGTAATTTTTTGATCTTTTTCACGAATCCTTTAATACTGTTCGGAGAACTCATCATGCTATTAACAGGGCCATTTCGTGAAGTAACATCCAATTCAGAATTATATACGCAATATCCTGCAAGTAGAAATAAGCTAAGCCAGTCAGAACCGTCACCATTTATAGAATTTCTTATGTAAGAAGATTCTGAGTCTGTAAGGTATTTTTCTGAGTTTCCATTTCCGTACCCCGAGATGTTAAAATATCCACATAGATTCCCTGCTGCTCTTTTACTGGAAATATTTACAAGCTCATTTGCTAGAGAAACTCTGGTACTAATTTTACCAGAAACTATTTTCTCTACAATCACAGGCTCTCTTAGGATGGCAAGGATGGCTGAAATTGATACACTCAGCGCTGGCCCGTAAGGATTTTTCTTACAATTTAGATAGATGGTTACATATCCATCGGAATTTTTATCAACTTTATTTCCGTTTTTATCTCTGAAATAATGCAACCCTCCCCCGAACATTTTATTAATATCTTTTTCAGTGGCTATCCCATAACTAATTTCTAGACTAATGTCGAACACTTTCTTGAATAATCTCTCCAAAGTCTTGCCTACTACATCTTCCATAGACTTTTCTGAATATTCTGTAAGAATTCGTGCAACCGTACTATACTGTTGTCCAGTGGATTGTATTCCCATAGTACAGTCAGAATCGTCTGAGAAAATACTCTTTAGCTCTCTGACTCTGTAATGTACAGATTCTCTACAGGTATGATTTGCTTGGTATCTTGGAACCTTCGTATATTTAGAAAAAGACTCTGTAGATGATACAATATCCACAAGGGTCTTGGGGAATATACCTAGAGGCATCTTTTTTTGCTCCGGCCCTCTCATCACTATAATATTATAGCTATGCATCGTACTATTTCTCCTTCCTATTTCTTATCAAATCTACAACAGAGTCAAACGCCTCCAAAAAATGTGCTGGAGTACTATTTCTGTTTTCTTCTAGACCTTTTCTATCTGGAAATTTTGCTAAATAAATGTCTTTTATGTAAGAAATAAATTTATTTATTGGAATTCCACAAAAGGCGGCTGTGGTTGGCCCGCTTGCCTCGCTCACAGTGAAAAATCTTCTATTTAGTAGGGTGTAGCAGAACATAGATAATGCTACTGGATGATTAGAGCCATCACCTAATTCTGGATGCTCTAGAAATTCATTCTGAAGAAAACTAATCAGAGTATCGATATGGTATGATGTTTCCGTAAAATTTTCTAGTATTTTATCTAATAAATCACCGTTTCTCATTATATATAGCAGTAAAGAGATTACCCACAAATCAATAAATATTGCTGAGTAATTTGCTTTGTATTGTAGAACAGCTACTTCATCTATTAATTCTATGCGAATGCTGCTAAGATCACGATTAAGGAATTTACCAAGTGAGTCTACGGCCAGTTTTCCACTATTCTCTGCTTTTATGAACACCATTGGTCTGACAAATTTCGTAGAAAATGGTATAAACTTTCTAACAAAGCTTTTTATGCTTCCTATCAGCTCTTCTCTACAGAAAATATTTGATGTGTTGTTGTATAAGACATATCGCGTATCTCCTGACTGCAAAGCTTTATTGAATTGTTCATCAGAATTAGTAAAGACACTGGTGATTTCTTTGTCTTTAAGAATCTTGACAAATTCGTCAGAGAATGTTATTGGTTCAGAATTCATGTTTGTAAAAACTACAAAATATCTGTACATTTATGCTCCATTGATAGTAAAAATCTCTGCTCGATACGTAGTAGTATATACATCTTTTACAGATTTTTTGGTAATACCCAGAATAGATTCATCGTCTCCATTCACCCAAGCACACAGGAGCTTTCCCACAGAACTTTTAAGTTCTCCTTCTGGAAAAAACTCAGGGTGAAATTGGAAACATAGAAACTTATCTCCCCATATAATAGCTTCTATAACTCTCGTACTGGGTTCGGTGGCCAGCACCTTAACCGGAAGATGTTCTCCAATATACTGTATTCCTTGGTGATGCATGGAATTGACCACGGGAAGTAGCTGTGATAGTGCGGAGGATATTTTCCAGTGGATGTCGTGTATGGGTTTGTGTGTAACTCCATACGATTCTCCAATGTCGAAAATTAGACTACCACCCATTCCGACATTAATAAGTTGAAGTCCTCTGCAAATTCCTAGTACTTTCTTCGTTTTCAGTTTGTTATTCACTATCGCTGAGAGTACAGAGAATTCCAGCTCATCTCTTTCAGTGGATGTCCAATCACTTTCTCTGTTGCTTCCGTACCTAAAAGGCTGAACATCAGCACCACCAGAGAAAATAATTAAATCTGCATCAACTTCTGAGAAATCTTTTGGGAGAAGTTTTACTTCATGTGGGCGAAATAAATCTTTAGCAGAACCTATGTAGTCCTGTGTAACCTGATAAATTTCCATAGAGTCTCCTTAGAGCCTATTTTCAATATGAGCCAGTAATTGCTTTGCCAGCTTTTTATCAGCAGATAGAATAGCTTCAATCGCAGGTTCCATGATTTCCTTGTCTAACTCGGCAGCAAGTTTTGTGCCCAGTAATTCTTTGATACCAATCTCTGCCCACTTCAGGAATTCTTTGGCAACCTTCCAATTTCCTGCCCATGTACAAGACGGAGTTCTATACTCAATTCCTATGGCATAATCTTTTCCAAAGGGGTTATCGATGCCGTAGTTCTGGACACGGAATTTCCCCGGTCTTCCATACAAAAGAGTTCTGTCACGTTCCAGATCAGCTACTGGAGAATTTGCAATGGCCGCCAGTCCCGCAGTTAATGCCATACACCTAATGGCAGAGTGGGGGTCTTTTGCAATATTCTCGTTACCAGACATGTGCAAATGTCCTCCAGCATACCTATATGGGTGCTTGCTGGCATCCATCACCATGCATTGTGCGGAAAGATTAAACACATCCTCGTCCGGATCACATCCGAACATAGTACTCATAAAAAAGTCTTCCTCCATCTCTTTCCAGCGTTCTACATCGAATCCTATTGTAGGAACGAACTGGAGAGATGGCAGACAATACTCTGGAAATGACGAGAGAATCTGTTGATTTACTGCTTTAGCAGCCTCCTGGATTCTTTCAAAAAGCTCTTTTGGATCAAAGGATGGACGAATTGCAAATTCAAATGCAGCGCCGTCTTCGTGAGCTTTGAAATATTCTCCAGTAAGAAATACTGGATGCCGATCATCATCAGATGCATGAACTTGCAAAATCTTCCTGAAAAAATAGGGAGGAAGCGTATATAACTTATCGTTTTTTAGGTACCCAGCAAAGCACTCTGGGTCTGTCCCGAATAAAATTCTAGACTTTTTCTTAGCCATGGGGTTTTCCTTTCTAAAATAGAATTTTCTTCTTGAAGACGGATGATAGAGGTTTTGTTTCTATGCCGCCGTTTTTTATTGATAGGTATTTACTAATATTTTTTATTTTATCGTTTGGTTCTTTTTCTCCAGACAACATCGACCTACATTCTTCGCACAGAATATTTATCTGATGACTAGTATGACAATCCTTTACAGGATTATATTTGTCACAGATAGAGCACTGCACATTTATTTCCTCAGCATTAGTTACAGATTGTGAACACATTTCGCAGTAGAACGTTGGTGTTATTTTACTGCGTGCTTGTAATTCCAGAACTCCCACCACGATACCGTTAGGAGAAATACCCAGGGATGGTGTTTTTAGTGTAAACCCGGTGCTCATGTCTAAATGTAGAATTCCTTTACACTCTTTTCCATGTAAAAATGTAGCATTAGCCATGTTTTCTCCTTTAGTTTATATAGGGCTTAGTAGCAACTTTTTTTGGGTATGAGTTTTCATCTATGCAGATATTAAAAAACTCATCTGGCTCTCCGAAAGTAACTTCAGGATCGAAACCTTCGTCAGTAGGAATAAGATGAACCAGCCCATTATATATACACATTTTCTTAGCAACTCCTGACATATCCTGTACTACATTTATGATTTCGTAAGTTATGGGTAAAAGTGCTATAACCCTTCCTATTCCAACCTCAAATATATCAGAAAGATTTACCTCGCCCATTACTAGCGCAGATTGCTCGATTATATGTTCCAGCTGCTCGCTTGGGGGTTTTCCATATAGTTCATCTACATTATCATCCGACTCATCTACAGGCAATTCGTTGTAAGACATTCCCCCAGTTCCCACAGTTAAATTATTAGGACATGAGTCTACAAATTTATCAAATTCTGTGCTGGAATTCGATGTAGCTACGTCATTTAATCCAGTGGTAGGGAAGTTTAGAGTATTAACCTGTAAATCTGGGAAAGAAACTTCTTTGTTTCTCTTTGAGAGTAATAAAGAATACACAAGCTTTTTTCCAAGAGCTGTAGGAGAAGAAATACAACTCATGATACTTGTAGAAGAATCACAAAATATAGAGAGAATTTCCGGCCTTTGCTGTCTGTGCTGCGTCGAGTAGTAATAAACGTTAGGAAATCCTCCATCTTCAAATTTAGTACCAGCAAAAATAAATAATTCATCCTTGATGGGACTTTCTGGATAATAATTTTTGAAATCACCAGTAGTTATTGCTCGGACACCATCCTTTAGATATACTAGTACTGTGTCACCTGCTCCTTCTTTACGACTATCTGCAAAAATTTTTTTCAAGTCTTCTTCATTCTTTTCTACATGAGGAAGAATTTCCGGTGTGTGGGGGAATATAGTCCATACAAGATTTCCATCTTGCATACATATTTCACTTACATAATTTGCATCCCCGCTGAAGAATTTTATTGTGCCAGAAGTTTTAAATGAATCTGACCAGGATGACAAGCACCGCAAAAGTTTGTGGTCTGCCCATCCGGTTTTTTGCTCATTGATTACCATATATTAGTGTCCTTCCTTTTGAAGTAATATTTATCAGAGCCTTTCTTAGTAAAATAGGCTCTACTTGATTTTTTAGAGTATCCTCATCGACGTGTAGAATACTTCTTAGCATAGAAATGCTGGCATTTCCTCCGACATCTGACAGAACCTCCAAATATCTTCTACATAGGGTATCTAGTCCATCTTTTATTCTGAAGACTTCTTCTAGCAGCTTCTCGAAATCAACGGTATTGGGATTCACAGTAGGATTTTCTCTGAAATAAGTAGAAATCCTATCCACCAGGGACTTGATAATTCTTGGATTTCTATTACCAGATTCTATTATATGCATGAAAGCATCCTCTGCTGCACTAAATTCCGCAGATTCCATAGCTATCAGGAGCAACTCATCTGTAGAATAATCATCAAAGATGAACTCAAAGCATCTATTGACCAGAGCTTCGGGAAGATTTCCATCTTTATTAGTAGCCAGAACAAATACATGTGATTTGTTATCCAGATGCGGATATAGAATCTCAAAATCTCTCATCTTGTGTATTTCGTCGATAAAAATCACACGTTTTACAAACCTGAATTCAGTCCAATCTCCCAGATAAAACTCGAAGTTTTTTTCCGGCACAGAAAGATACTTACAAATGGACATTGCCATAGTAGTTTTTCCGTAGCCGCTAGGCCCGCGCAGCAGAACATTTGCCCCCCTTTCTGTATTCTTATATAAATCTGGCAGAATGAACCTAAGCTGGTTCATTATATGTGTTTGTCCAATAAATTTCATTTCGCCTTTTTAGCTTCTAGTTCCTCAACAAAAGCTATCTGCACAGTTTTTGGATTGAACATCCAAGGATATTCCATACCCTTTTTGTATTGATAGTGCATCATATGGTACTGTCCTAGTACTTTTCTGAGTCTTTTCCTGATTTCCTTATTGGTTTTGCTGTCAATTCTGGGAATCACTACTTTGATGAAATGTTGTAGCATGGGTTTGGTAACCTCCAGCAAAGAAGCTGAGTACACTCTTGCAAAAATGAATTGCAAGTCCTCAACCGATAAGGAATTTCCTCTTAAAAAATCGTAAATCCTAGCGAATAATTTGGCAGTATCTTTGTCAATCTCCCCAGTATCCGCCGTAGTATTCTTTTTCGTAGGGTTTTGTACCCCAGTATTTCCTCTCTGCCAGTTATTATAGTTGTAGGAAGTTGCAACCGTATTCTCTTTAATTTCTCCTACTTCTACCAGGTCAGTTTTGTCTGCTTTGAATATTGTCTCGCCTTCCAACAGAGCAGGTATAGAAAAATCCAGAGGTTTCTTACCGTCAAGTTGCTGAAGATTGGATAGTAACAGCATGCTTCTATCTAGAATTTCCTTACTAGTATTAATAGCCCATCCTACAGTTTTTTCTTCCTTCTGGCTTCTGTCGATAAGATATGATATATACAAATCAGCGGTTTTTCCTCTTGCAATATAGTATGTATTATTAATCACGAATACAAAAGCAAACTTTCCTGTAAAAAGCTCCATAGTATCTTGAAGGGCCTTTACGAAGGAGTCCTCTCCCTTGTAGTGCTTCATGAATTCCTCGAAGAAAATAAGAGAGTCTGACCTGTTTACTTTAATTTCTTTCTTCTCTTTAGTCTTGGAGTCTATTTCTATTGCACTTTCCTCCATAACAAAACTCTTCTCATCTTTTGGAGACAATTTTCCGTTATGAACAAAGGAAATTCCTTTTTGTTTGAAGGGATGAGAATTTGATTTACTTACGGGAACTTTTGGACTTGCCTGCCTGATATGTCCAAGCAGAGGAGTTTTACCGAAATCAAATTCTCTAAGAATTTCTCCAGAATCTGATGTTACGAACATGGGAAGAGAGCATTTCCAAATATCCCCGGAGGAATTCGAGATTCCCCACCCATCATTATGTATGGGACTGCCTCCATGACCCATTATTAGAAACAACTTCTTATTTAAATTCTGGTCTCCCAGATTGCACAAACTTATTTGGCACATAAAGTGTCTCCTCTCAAGAAAATATACTCACAACTTTTTTGGAAATATTGTGAATATCTGTATGTTGCGGATTTAAATAGTCAGAAACAGAAAGCAAGTTCCCCAATGAAGCAATCTTTTCTGGAAGATAAAATTGCTGTATGTGGGTTTTTACCGGAGTTTCAGGAATTGATTTAAAAGAAGATTTCTCTATGGTTTCCAATATCAGAGAAATTTCGTTATCAGTAGGAATATTCTCTATTCCCTTGTCGTAGCAAATGGCCATGATTCTGGCAACTATATCTCTAGAATCAGCAACAGAGATTTCTTCATTGCTATTTATAATATCAAACTGATGAATTTCATTTTTACTAAGTAGAGTGGACATCTCCACAATACCCCTAAGAAATTTACCAATTGATACAATGAGAGGAGCATCCAGGCTTTGATTTGTATGTCGAAATTCAATGGTTCCGTGAGAATACATTGCGAAGAAGTTCGTTCCGGAATATCTGCTAGGTAGATATTTATTGTTTGCTCCAGTATAATCTACCCCAAAGCTGGCCCAGAATTGTTCTATGTATTCTGCATCTAGTGCAGCTCTGGGATTAATAATTCTTACCAGTTGCTTTTTGGTTTTATTTTTTGTGGCATCTTCCAGCTCGTTTTCTTCGTTCATCTCAATTTCATTTTCCTCCTCACGAATTCTGTTTAAATCTCTGATTGTTAGTCCCCTGCTTATCTCTACAGCAGCAGAATTCAGAAGAGGTCTGGCATATGCTGATAGATTACTTTCTCCACGAAATACGTCCCCCATTCCTCCCAGCCTGTATAAAACAGGCTCCAGCATCAAGGAAACTCTGAGAATATTTTTCAATAGTCTCAGATTATTCACAAATCCTACGTGAAAATGAATAGATGCTCTTTTTGAAGTAAAATCTCCATTATTTCTCAGAACCTGCATCAAAGGATATACGACTCTATCAAATTTTTTTATTTCTATGGGACTGGAATACAGTTCAAATCCCATAGTTACAGTATTTCCACCGGCTCCATATAATCTTTTTGCACATGGAGTATGGGAAGAAACCAGCAGATATTGTCCGTTACTAGCTCGTATGTTTTCTGCCAGGAACTCCGTACTAGCGTCTCTGGTTATATTGATACATTTTGCTAATTCTCCAGCAATAGGATTAAAATATTCTGCTAGAACATTCTTTATTTTCTGTTGGTACATAGAAGTACTTTCGTACTCTATGCCTATTGTGTCTAAATACTGTCCATAGAAATTTCCCATGAATTCTATCCTTTCAGCATTTCAGTATAGAAGATGGGAGTTCCATTCGCGGGAAAATGCTTGGGAAAATTGTGACGAATAAGCCAGTCAAAATAGGCTGCATACTTTCCCGCTGAGTACGGAACACCAACATCTGGATCAGTATTCAATTCACAAATTGCCATAGAATCATTATTAGCGTTATACATCACGTCTACGGCGGCATAATCTAATCCCAGAATTTCTGTAGCTCTCAGGGCTTCTCTGCAAACCATGGGATTAAATTCACTCCATGCTATTGCTCTCCAATGTCCAGCATTCACTGCCATATCAGACCAGATATTTCCCTTCTTGAATTCTTTTTCATTAATAAACGTGATTTTTCCGTGAGCAGTGTGCACACGAAATTCATGTGTCTTATTGAAAATCTCTGAAAAATACCAGTCAATGATGCCCGTTCCTTTTTCTGAACGCAAAGCTCGAAGTTCTCTGATATTATTTAGTACATGGAAATTTCTTCCTCTTTCGTGATGTGACGGGCGAGCAATTAAAGGGAATTCTACATCTACGCCACCCAGAGATTCTGTGATAAGGTCGAAGAAATATGTTTTCGGAATCATAGCCTTTTTACCTTGCAAAATTTTTCGTGCTGTAGTTTTGTTAGAAGTTCTGGCCACAGCAGAGGGGATATTTAAATCGAAATAATTATCCTCCCTAAAAATATGATTCCCCCAGTTGATGATCCTGTTATC